ATCAAGAAATCCTAATTATCAAGAAATCCTAATTATCAAGAAATCCTAATTATCAAGAAATCCTAATTATAAACTCTTTGATCGCCAATTCCTGAACTAAATTCGCCCGGCCTCCGCCCTATATAATGTACATGCGCGCGATAGCACATATTCCCAGTAAAGTCAAGTGAAAATTGCAATAAACCGTGAAAATAATTGAATTTTTCTGTTATCGAAAAATAAGTTAAAAATTTTTTGAAAACATGCTTGCAATACCCTGAAAAGCATGTATGTTATATACTGTAACAGGAAAACAACACAAGGAGGAAAAATGAAATTTTACGGATATGCGGACAATGGGCAGCAAGTGTGGTTTGCCGTTCCGACTAATCGGAACGGCAGTTGGGAGGCCATAGTTCCTCCTAATTTTAAATGGTTTTTCTTCAACGGGGAGTTTCTCCCCGTTGAAGAATACAAAATGGTAGTAACCACAGTAATCGGCTGTGGCTATAGGGAAATTACCACTCGTTTTGTCGCACGAAAAAGCGGCAAAGTGAGAGAGGGAGGTAAGTATGAGAGATAAGTGTCCTTATTGTGATGATGATCAAGTGGATTCGCTCAATCAGGGAGCGGATCGCATCCAGTGGTGCAACCACTGCGGGGCTGAATGGGTGGAATCGGCTCCACAGGAGCCAAAAGCGCTTCCGATAATCTTTTTAAACTGCACTCCCCATGAAGTGCGGTTAAATGACGGTAGGGCTTTTCCGCCCTCCGGAATCCTTGTCCGCATATCTGCGGAATATACAGCGTTTGACGCGGACGGAATCGCATCTATCAAGTATGGGGAGCTCGAGCTTCCGGACGTACTGCCGAACGTCCGTTATATTGTTTCGGCAATCGTAAAGGCGGCCGCGCCGCAGCGTGAAGATTTTGTCTGTCCAGCGACTGGCCATCCGGAGGCCGTGCGAGTTAACGGTCAAATTGTGTCCGTGCCGGGATTCGTCCGGTAAGGTGAAGATAGCATTTGGCGGCCATAAGGCCGCCAAAACCAACGAAAGGCGCAATCATGAACATTAACTACATTACCAGCGATTTTAGCAAAATCGTATATAGAAAAGAAATTCGCGCACGTATCAAAGAGCTAAAGAGAAATAAACTTGATACGGAAGCACGTATTTACGATTTGGTTAGGCGGCACGCCAAAAAGCATTCGTTTATTGATCATACGCTTTCGATTATAGACTGTGAATTGGTGTTTTGTGATAATTTCGTTACGGTACACACTATTTCACATTGCAGCCTTAACAATGTACCCTCTAATGAAGTATACGGCTTTTGCGAAATGTTTTTTAGTTATGATATTGAGGACGACAACGGCGCAACCGTGAAAGTTTACAAACTTAATTATTGCAATCTTGATTAATTAAAATACGGAGGATTAACCATGGAAAACGCAATTGAGACGATCGAGCGCGGCGGCTTTACAGCCAATATCTACTAGGATACTGATACGCTTAACCCGCGTAAAGACTGGGATAACTTGGGTAAAATCGTTAGCCGGAAACTTACCTCCGATGTAAATTTTGAATTTTCCGGCGATAAAGAGCGCGATATTGGACGCCTAAAACAAGAGTTCGGGGCTACGGTTATCCTCCCTGTTTACATGTATTCACACGGCGGCGAAGTATACGGCTACGAATTGTTTGACAAGGCCGGAAAAGAGATTGATTCATGCCGGGGAATCTACGGATTTGATTACGTAAAAGAAGAAGTAAATAGTCTTATTGACTGGCACGTCCAGCAAGCCGCAGAAGAAGAAAAGGCGCAATTTGCGCTATTTGTAAATGCGGGATTGCCTATCCCGGAAAGAGGTTAAATTAAATTTTATGGATGTACAGCATAAACATTAAGGTAAAGACACTAACAGGCGGCTATAGTGGCCACCAAAACCAATGAAAGGTGAATATCATGAAAAACGAAAAGATTGCCAATGAAGTCAAGACCATGATCGAGCCGGAAGCCGCTTATCAGCGTTTTATTACGGAACTGGCCCGCCCCGCCGTTTCGCCCGCCGTTAAGGCAGCTGAGGCGGCTTTGGAGGAGGCAACGAATAATCTCCGGACGGTCGCCGCTACCGGTGACGTTGAAAAGATTATGACGGCTTCCGCAACCGTTCAGGCCGCTACTAAGGCGCTTGAAAAGGTCAAGGCGGCCAATAAGCCACAGGCCCTTACCATGGCCGAAGTTGCAGCGCGGCTTGTCTGTTGCGAGGGTTTTACATTCACAGGCTACCGCGGCGAAGTTGACGCTTTCGCTCGCGCGTGCGTCCGGGTTATGTGTGACGCAACAGGTGAAGAAATGGCGATTGCCGCAACAAGAACGATTGCGCAAGCGTTGATTGCCGCCGTCCGTAATGGGTATATCACGTTACCGGAGCCGTCACCCGCGCTGGTCTACTTGCGTGAACAGGTAAATTTTCCGATTCAGGCCGAACAGGGAGCGGAGGCCAAGACGGAATCGGAAGCGGGGGCGGAATCCGGTAAGGAGAACGGCAAGGAAGCGGCCGCCCCGGAAGTTGGCAAGTAATCGTTATCGGGCCGGGCGCAACCGCCCGGCGGTCGTATGAAATATTATATCAAGAAAGCGGACAGGTTGCCGGGTGTACGAAAACCGAAAACCGGGATCAAACGATCCGGCAGCGCATATAAACGATATCGAAGCAAGTAAACCGGGGGATTAAGTAATAAGTTAAAATCGAAAATCGAATCGAATCGAGCCGATTTGGTTATGAATCCCTAACTATTAGGAGCACCAAATCGGCTCGAGTTTTTGTGGCGGGGGCGGGTTAGTGTTGTATTTACATCCACACCCCATTTTTAGAATCGTTAACTTATATCACCAGCCCTAGCCTAGCCCTCTTCCGCTCCCACCCTCTTCCGCTCCCACCCTCGCCCACTCCCTCTCTCAATATCGACCCCGCTTCCGCTTCCGCTTCCGCTTCCGCTTCCGCTTCGGTATTGCCCGCGCTCCTGACGGACAGGTCAATGATTCGCATTTTCGGCCTCCTTTTCCGCTTTGGCAATCCATGCTTCAAGCGATTCGCGCGCTTCGTCTAACCTGCCGTAAAGAACGTCCTCAATCAGAGAGTGCCGCAGCGGAGAATCGAATGCCCGCCGGGGGATGAGGCTGAATATAAGCCGCGCAACTCCTTCGTTGCCGCCGGGGCCGGGCGCGTCACACCGGTCCCAGAGATACCACTCAGCTTTCTTCAGGTCTTCGATCTCCTTCTCAAGCCCGCCCTTCTTCCCCGCTCTCCAAATATACTTGACAGCGTTACCGAGCTGAAAATTCAAGTGGCGCGTGATGTCGATGCACTCGATCGATGCAGGGTATCCGGCGTAATGCTTCGGATGACTGATGTCGTCATTTTTCATGGTGATTTCCTTTTCGTTTGACAGTGAAAGTAAATGGGTCCCCGATCATCCGGCCCGTTCGATGAGCGCGGTGATCGACTTGCCCTTCCCGCTGGTGTACTTGAAATCCATATTCTTGCTCATGTTTTAGAACGTCACAGTCGCGGTCAGCGTCGCTGCCGCAAACCAGTAAATCGCATGTTTCCAATCGGAGGATGGAGTTCCCAAAGTCTCTTATACTTTTCCAATTCCAATTCCAATTCCCGAGATTCCGCTTCCGTCAATTCGTACTTCTTTCTGACCATGCCTCACCTCTCGCTTTTCGCCTGGCTGCACAGCCAGTCCAGCCAGCCCTGTTCATACCTATGCTTGAGATATTCGACCGCGCCTCGTTCTGCTTCCTCTCTGCTACGAAAAGCTTGCACCGATATTTTCTCGCCGATCCCGTATCGCCATATTCCCTTTATGGTTTCAAACACCATTGCTCCCGCCAGCGCTTCCGGGCTGGAGGTCATCTTTTCAAAGTTGGTCATTCTCCCGCTCCTTCCTGCGCCTTACGTTCTTCGATTTCCCGCATTCGCCAAAAAATTGCGACTTTACGCCTTTGTTCTGACAATTTCCAATCAGAACAAACATCACAACCATTTTTAATAATTGTCTTTTGCTTGTTGCAAGCTGCATGACCGCCATAAAAAATACTTTTCCTGTAGCGCGAACAATTGATGCACATCGGAGCTATTTTTGATTTATCGCAACTCATTTCCCTATTCCTTTCAACGCCTCGCGCGCCATATTCAAAATCATATCCAACCATTCGTGGCTGTAGAATCCATCGATCCTTAATCCGTTATCCCGCTTTTCACTATATTCATCGCTGTAAAGCCATACGAGCTTTACCAGCGCCTCCCGCATCCGGTCGCGCTCGGCTTCCAGCTCCGCGATCCGGATGGCCTGCGTGTCTTCGATGGGGCGGCGGTTCCATGTTCTGCGCAATGCAACTGTCTCGCAATACGGACACAGGACAAGTTTATTAACCTCTGTCCAGTTTTCCGGACGCGATTTCCCGCAAAACGGGCACGGTTTCAATTCTTCGCTCATGCTAAAGTCCCTTTCACTTTCGCATACCATTCTTCCAACAGGGACGCAGAAATTTTGATCGGCCTATCAGAAGCCCAGTGTATGATGGGACGTTTTATCGTCCGGAGCTTCTGTCTGAACTCATCAATAAGCGCCTGAACTTCTTCGTCCAGTTCTCCGTCGTCGTTTTCCAATTCTTCAGTATCGATGTGAACACCCTCCCACGCATACAGGGGTACCGCATCATAATACTGAAGTTCGCGCGGGTTAAGCTGGTGCGAAGTGCAAAACTCCACCAATTCTTCCTCGTCGTCAACGAACTCCATCTGCATGGATTCGTCCCACTCGATAAAAAGTGGATACTCACCATTCCAGCACTTCTGGCATTTCTCTTCGCTCATTTCAAATCCTCTATTGTGTAAAACCTTGAAAAGTTGACAAAATATGCTACATTAACAGTATCTAACGCTGAACAAGCGGAATTTGTCGAATCAGATTTTTCTGTTTCCTCGAATTCCGCTGTTCTTTTTAATTATTCAGCTCTGATTTTCGATACCCACCGCAACAATGAGTGTGCGGCACATGTAGCACACATGAGATTTGGGGCCTTCACAAATGTTGCCGTCATCGTCACACGTCATAATGTCAGCTTCCACCAATTCATCGTCCGGAAAGTCATCTTTGCAAATATCGCACTTCATTTTCCCGCTCCTTCCAGCGCTCCGGGGAAGCGTTGAGCCAGCACTTCGCACGGAAACGGCTCGATTTCGGAAAACCACACCGGTTCCCATCCGAGCGGCTTCCACGCGAGGGAGGCCGCCTCCACTCCCGAACAGACGCTCGCATATTTCATGTTGATCTTTCTGCTTGATTTATTGGTATTTGGTTTAGTTAGTTTTAACCATGACTATGTAAAGCACAAGAACGGCGAATAGTCCGGTTGCGATATCGACAGTAGCTTGTGGCCAGTTCATTGTTAGTTTTCCTCAGTTTTATTTACAGATTCATGCACATATGCAGTGATGATTGCGGCTGTGCGCTCTACGAGGAACTTGATCTGTGATTCACTAAGTACCTTTACACGATTGCTTTCAGGGTTTTCCGGAGGAAACAAAAGTTTAAAAGTAGTGTCGATCGCTTCAACTAAGGATTCTCGCACTACTTCACATCTCGCAGTTCTAAGTCTTTCTTCCCCTTCTTTTTTCTTTAATTTAAAGTAAATAATGTTCTGTTCTGCCCGTTTACGGACGAGCCGCAGCATCTTTTCAATTTCTTTATCGGTACACTTGCGTACCGCTTGTAAGTAGTTTCGTTCCTTCTCTACTTCCCCCTCAACTCTAGCCGTTTCCTCTTCCGTCAGTGTGTAGTCAGTATTCATCCCAATTGTCCCCTATGGCTAACCATATAAACGCAGTCAATATCGCCATGATCCCTATTAATCGGAGTATTTCATTCATGTTATTCACACGTATCGATCTGAGTTACTTCAATGTCGTCCTCATCCACACCAATACATTCAACGATTGCGTCGAGAATATCTTCTTCCGTGATGCAGAAATCGTTGCGCATTGTGATTTCGAATTTGAATCTCATCTTTCACCTCATTTTGTTTGCTTGTTTGTTTGTTTGGTGCCGGACTGTGCCTTGGGCTCTGATGCTGTTTGCGGTTTGTCCATTCTGGCCAGCTCAATTCCGCATTCTTCGATATCACAACTGGATGCGTAGTCTCTTATCATGTTCACAATGCCTACTTCTTTAATGGTTTCTTCGTCAACGTCACACGGGACTGCGAGTGTCAGTTTAAATTCGATGAGTTTCATTACTTATTCCTTTTTGAGTTTTCAATTTCATTTTTAATGGATTCGGCAAGTGTTGCAAGTCTAATCTTACTGTCAATATCCCAACAGGATACATCAACTCGCAGCTCTTTCTTCCCATCCCACACCGCGCGGTACAGCTCTTCTTTTTCTTTTTTGGTAAAGAGATCGCTGTACGCCTGTACCAGATTGTCGTAGAGATCGATCCCGAAAGGGGATCGCCCTCTCAGAGCATTGCTCAGGTAGCTTGGGTGGATACCGAGCTTTTGGCAGACGGAGAGGCAGGAAATGCCCTGTGTGCGCATAAATTTAGACACCAGCGCGCCCGCTTTTGTGTATTTTGTGTACGTTCGCATACCTCTCCTTATTTTAGTTGTAGGTAAAAGTACAGCACACATTGTTTTCTACTGCACTATACTACAATATAACATTGAATTGGAGAATTGCAAATAAAAAAGCCCCAAAGTTACTATTTTGATTCCTGATCTGTGAATAAAAGTTCACTGAGGGGCGCGATAGGTGGGGGAGGGAAGGAAAACCAACAAACCCTCCCTCCCCCGAAGGCAAGAAAAGAGACGGCAACCTCTTTACGTATAAAATAGCCTGTAATTACGATAAATCAAGCTACGATTCCGTTAATTTTCAGAAATCTAGTTGCCATTTCTTTTTGCACAGTATTTGCAGTTCCCTTTATGGGTCAGGCAGCGGTAGGATGAGCCGCGATTTGGAGAGTATTCGAGGTATTCGCAACCATCATACTCAATCGTCTTGATCGTTACATGCATTCCTGTATGCGGTACTGGTTTATGTGCGATGGTGTACACAATACAGCATATCATAAGAATTGCAACCCCAACACCAACAAATGTAAGAAGTATCTGCACGATTTCATACTTATTCAACTGTAACATCTTCAATTTCCACATATGTTTTTGGTTTAGGTTCAGACACAAACTCGTCAATCGGCATATTGTCCAGTGCTATCTGCACCACGTGATTCACATAGTTCAGGGCGTCCTGTTTGTCGATTGGAACATTAGTCTCGATGATGACCGCAACTCTATGCTTACACAGTTTTCTGCTCATTTTCCGGTACTCCCATAACCTTTATCACCTCTTTCTGTCTCTGAAAGCGTATCGCTCTCAATGTATTTTACAGAGGGATTTTGTACAACAATGAGCTGTGCAAATCTTTCACCTACCCTATATCCGCTAATCTTATAGCGGATAGCTTCTTCTCGCTGGAATACCGCTTTAATGGGGCCTCTGTAGTCAGAATCGATCACCCCGACACTGTTTGTAAGTAGGATGTGATGCTTGTAAACGCTGCTTCTAGGAAACAATAATCCAACATAGCCTTCAGGAATTTCAACTGCAATATTAGAATTATACTTTATTTGATCGTTAGAAAACTCCAATTCATCAACTGTAAGATCAAATCCTGCGGCAAATTTACTCCCCTGAAACGGTGCAACAGCGGTTTCGCTTAGTTTCTTAAATTTAATCTTCATTATGTCTCTCTGTAATGAGTTTTACGGTTGTGATGCGGAACCTGATACTTCATTTTTCGTCTACGACTTTCACGCCAACTGAATCCAAGTGCCGTACCAGCATGCTTACAGCTTGCAACGCTTCAACTGTATTGTAACATACTAGTTTGTGAAATTGTTGTTTTTGTTTTCGATCACGCATGTTTGAACCATTTCTTTTCGTAAGTTTCATCCTGTTTACATGCAAGCCCCTGTGTGCATTTGCCGCCCTCATTGTACAGGCAATCAAGATTCCGGCAGCTTGGAGCGTTCACAGGGGGCTCCTTACGGCCAATATGGTCAATTAAACTGCTCATTTTCCTGATTCCCCTTGATCGTCCTGCCTTGTCTTTCTGCCGTTGCTTTCCCTCCTTTTCCTACGTAACATTTGCCGGATTTACCTCCGCTCTGACACCCCTTTACAGGCATAATTACTTCCTTTGGTTAATGGTAGACGCAGCAGGATTCGAACCTGCGCTAGTTGAACCAAAATCAACTGTGCTGCCGTTACACCATACGTCCATATTTGGAGCCGATTATCGGATTTGAACCGATGACAGGCAGTTTACAAAACTGCTGCTCTACCGCTGAGCTAAATCGGCATAGCAACCCTGATAAAGTAAGGCGGCAACGCTGCTGGTACGCGGAAGTTGACCACAGCGCTGTCACGTTGAAGCCCGCTAAGCCGCCTTTGTTAACTAATATAGCATGGCGGCTGAAAAATGTCAATTGCGGTTTTTACTTTATTTTTGCTTTTTATTTTTATAGTGGTTGACAAATTAACAAAAATAACTATATTAAAGTAACATTATAAAGGAGGCACATGAAAACCAAGACAGTCATACGCGATGTGGCATGTGAAAACTGCATGTACGGAATCAGAATCAATGGTGATGATCTATACTGCAAACGACTAAACAAGTCATGTGACGCTTGCCGGAATTACTGCGTGAAAACTAACTGGTATGCTCAGATGTGTTTCTTGAATGCCAGACTTGATGCCGAATTGAGCAACAGGAGGGTATAGTCGTGCACAAACTTGTTCTTGAAGAAAGTCTTAAAGACGATTCCTGCGTCATTCTGTGCGGCAAACATGCATATGCCAACATGGTAAAGCATGGAGTTCCGGTAGAGAAGCCTACAATGAACCGCAGATGGTTCATCACGGTACAACGAAAACTGAGCCCGCGCAGGCTGTACATATGTATGAACCATAAAAGAGCAGTCACGGTACCGGAACGGTACCGTAAAACAGAGTTCCCATGCTATGAGGAGGCAGAAGAGATGGCTACCGCGTTACTGGATACCGGTAACTTTCAGGACGTGTGGGTAGTGGAAGCGATGGAGCCCCGATATGAAGAGTAGTTATTTTTACTATGTTGATGTGTACTCAGCCCCATGTTATTTGTTTGTAGGGCCGCGCGATAAGTTTTATCGTTATATCCGCAGACTGTGCAAGGGGCTGGAAAGTACAGAGGGGTTAGTACCCTCAACATGGGCAGCAGGTGCATTTACCTTTCAGCATGAATATTTTGGCACAAAATATGTAATTTGGATGCCTGAATTTACGGGATCATGCAGTGAGTACGGTGCACTCGCACATGAAGTTTTACACTGCGCCATAAATATATTGGATGAAGTCAACATTGATTTCAAAAAAGAACACGAATCATTGACTTATCTTATGGAATCGATTTACAGAAAATTTGTACATCAACTCACGGTAGAGATAAATAAGGATAAAGAAAGAGATGCCGCTAAAGCTGACAGCTAAACAGAAAACGGGGCTTGAACTGCTTCAAAACCCTGATAAGGAAACGATCTTGTTTACCGGAGGATCACGCTCCGGCAAGACCTTCCTTATTATGGAATATATGATCGGAAGAGCGTTTCAGTTTCCCGGAAGTCGGCAGCTCATTGTGCGTAAAAACTTGGTTGACGCACGCAACTCGATTTGGGATGATTCATTGCCCAAATATCTGAATCTGTACATCCCTGATAGCGAATACACGCTAGTAAAGTCTGAGTTGAAGGTTCAATTCAGTAACGGTTCTGTAATCGTACTTGGTGGTCTTGATGATGAAGATCGGGCGCAGAAATGTTTGGGTACTGAGTACATTACGATTTTCTGCAACGAAGCTACGCAGATGACTTATCAAGTTATCGGTATGCTGAAAACCCGTCTTGCGCAGAAAGTGAAAGACATTACCGGAACATTCGTGGCGGTAAACAAGATGATTCTCGACTGCAACCCGCAGTCTGAAAGGCACTGGCTGTACATTTGGGGAGTTCAGCTACTTGATCCTGCTTCCAAGCCGTTTAAGAAGCTCAAAGATGCAGATAAACACGCTCTGTTGCACTGGACAGCCTATGACAACCTAGAGAATCTACCTCCGGGATACATTGATACACTTGACGCGCTCCCTGAAATTCAAAGAGAAAGAATGTTGCATGGCAGGTGGTGTGGGGGTGAGGGGCAGATTTTCAAAGAATTTGATGAGCGCATACACGTTGTAGAGCCCTTTGCCATACCCCCGTATTGGGCTAAGTTTTCAGCGATCGACTTTGGTTACAAACACCCGTTTGCATTCGTATGTGCGGCGCATGACTTTGTGAACGATATTCTGTACTTTTACCACGATTTTAAAAAATCTGGAATTACAATCCGTGAAGCCGCAAACGAGATCAACGACTATCAGAAAAAGAATAAAGATATTTATATGGTAAGATGGGCTGACCATGCCGCGGCAGATCGTGCATACTTACAATCAGAGGGTATCTATACGAAACCCGCTCATAAGTCGGTGGCTGATGGGATTAATTCTATCGCCCAGAGATTAATGATCAATCGTAAGACCGGAAAACCAAGACTTCAAGTTTTTAACACATGTGAAAGCATCATCACGGAGTTTCAAAACTATTCTTGGCATGAAAGCAGCAGCGAAGTGTCGAATAAGGAATCTCCCATCAAAATAGACGATGACGTTATCGACTGCGTGCGATATATTTCTTATGGTGTGGATAAAATGAATGCATTTATGTTTTAAAGGAGAAAATTATGAATATGGAACTTGAATCTTTGTATTCTCTGGTGCCGTCTGTTAATGCGAATGACCCTAATTTTTACGTTTTCACTCGAAAACATCCGTACTACTGTAAACTTCTTCCCCTGTGGTGTAAGGCCACACGCGCGTATAATGGCGGCCGCGCGTATATCGAGAATACATTGCAGAAGCACCCTTCTGAAACGGATGAAGAATTCAACGATCGGAAGCAGTACTCGTATAACATCAATTTGATTAAATACAGCACTCGTAAATTTGGAGATTACATTTTCTCAAAACCGCCGCGCAGAGAAAATGTGAATGCGGATATCGCGGACGACTTCGACCGGAAAAGTAAATCCGTTAACAGCGTCATGCGCGAAGTATTTGACTATCATACAATCTATGGTCTTGCTTGGGTTTTCATCGATAATCCCGCAGTCAATTATAATCTTGTTGACCTCAAGACGAAGCAACGGGACAAAATCAGACCATATGCGGAGGCCCTTGCTCCTATGGATATCCCTGATTGGGACTACGATTCGGACGGAAGCCTGAGCTGGGTGATCCGGCAAGAGACCGTCATCGAAAAGAACAACCCGAAAAGGAAGCCGGTTGTAAAGCTCAGGAGAACCCTTTACACCAAAGAATACTGGCAGACTTTCGATTACATTATCGACAACGGAGATGATCCGACCCCCACTGACCTCATCACTGCAAGCGATCTGCATGTAAACACACTCGGTATCGTTCCTGCCATCCCGTATTCCAGTATCATGTTTAATCGGTATTTCAATATACCTGAAATTGATGATATTCTCACAATTCACGATTCCGTACTTAAGGGGGAATCTGAATTGCTTACCAATATCCTCAAACAGACGTATGGGCAACTGGTTCTCCCCTCTACCCTTCAATCTACGATCGTCCGTATCAGGATGAAGCTCCAACAGGAGAATCCCACACTGGACATCAACGACCCGGCCGTTGAAAAGATCATTGCTCAGGAAGCGAGTTTGGTGCTGTCCCGTACCAAGCATATCCCGGAAGATGCGGAAGAACGGGGCATTTCTCGTTACATTCAACCGAATGGGGCCAATATCGAAAGCATCATTCAGCATGACGACCGTCTTATCAATACACTGATTAAGATGTACGGATTTCTTATTGGTGTTGATACGACACAGCGCTCTTCTGCGGAAAGTAAGTCCGCGGACAACATCAGCCTTGCCGCTCAGCTTTCAGGGATCGCTTCCCGCTTGCAGGAACTTGAGAATAAAGTGTGGAAATTCATGAACATGTTTGATCCCTCGATCAAGATTCCGAAAGTCTTGTACAACACGAATTATGATATCCATGAACTGAAGTCTGTGATTGCGGCAATTGTTGAGTTTGCCAATCTTGACGCCGGGAGTGAGTATCAGAAACAGATCAAGATTACTGCCCTCGATACTCTTGACACCATTCGTCATGTGCCTGATGACGTGTATGAAAAGATCAAGAAAGAGATTGATGCCAATGCACGGGCAGCCGCTCCGATGACGTTTGACAGTATGGCTAAACATAAGACTGACGCAAGTGGGAGCACCCCTGACGGCATCCGCAGTCGCAGCGATTATGATAAAAGTAGAACAGCTTCAATCAGTAAGGGGGAAAATCTGTAAAATAAGTAAAAACCTACTTGAAAATTTTGAATTGCAGTGTATTATAAGGATTAGCGGACAAAACCGCGTATAAAATGATAAGGAGCAGTATGGACTACAAAGAACTGATGGCGAAGATTAAGCGCGGGGAAGCACTTACTCAGGAAGAAATTGCTGATTTTGACAGGGAATTTCGTCCTACGTATCGCTTCAATGAGGTGTCTCAGAAAAAGAGCGAACTCGAATCTCAAATCAAAACAATGACAGAAGAAAACGAGAAACTCAGAACTGCGGCAACGGAAGCGGAACAGAGAGTGCAAGATCAAGTCAATGCGCAGCTTTCGGAGCTTTCCGGTAAGGTTGAAACCCTTACCACGGAAAATAACGAATTGCGGACTAAAGCGTCTGAAACAAGCAATCTCTTGAAGTTCACAACACTCGCTACAAAAAATGAGCTTGGTGTCATTTTCAAGAATCCTGACTATCTTGTGTGGAAAGCGCAGAAAGAAGGGATTGATGTGAACGATCCCGAAAAGCTCAAAGGCTTTCTCTCCGAAATTAAGGAGAAAGAACCTGAATTGTGCCTCGTTCCGGTCAATGGCGGTTCGGGGAGTGGCAATCAGCCTCCGGCCCATGCCGAAGTCAAAACTCCGGTCAGTCAGTGGGATGTTGCCACAAAAGTCAAGTACATTAAAGAAAATGGGAATGACGCCTACCTGAATTTGGTGCGCAATGAGCAGGGCGAATCTCCCGAACAGTAAAGGATTGCAGTCATGGCACTTACATTTCTGTCTGACCTCCTGCCTTACGATCAGTATCTGCGTACAGGCTATATTGAGCAGCTCACTTACGCTGTCAACATTCTGAATGCCGCCAGCGGCGGTACGATCCGTCTTGAGTCGGAAAACACCACAGGCACGAAAAAGCATGAGGCGTTTTTTCAGGATTTCGGGACGATGGAGCGTCGCGATATCACTACCGACAGCGCGCAGGTCGCTGAAAAGATTGAACGCGCCGAACATACGGCGTTCAAGACCTTCTGGAAGTTCAAGCCCGTTGCGTGGCAGTGGACGGCTTTCAAGACTTCCGACAACATGACAAATGATGAAGTCATGTTCATGGTTGGCCGCAAGCTGGCCGAAAAGAAAGTGGAATTCACCGTCAAACAGGCAATCACCATCTGTGCCGCCGCCATCGGGAGCCGCACAAACTGTGTCGTTGATGCCAGCTCGCAGAATTTCAGCATGGCCACCGAAATTGACGCGATGGCGCGGTTCGGCGACGCTGCCAGCCGTCTCCGGGCTCTGATTATGCACTCGGCGGTCTTTTTCACCCTGTTCAAGGATCAGGTCCTCAATACCAAGTTTACGCTTGGCGAGGGTCTTATGATGTACGGTGGCACCCCGGCCACCATGAATAAGCCGGTTATCGTTACGGATAACCCCGAGCTCACCTATCAGGACGGCGGCGTTACCAAGTACAAGACCCTGTTCCTTACGGATAACGCGGTCACGCTTCGGGATAATGGCAATACACAGTTTGCCATGCAGACCCAAGTCGGTAACGAAAACCTTGCGTCCCTGTTTCAGGGTGAGGGTGACATGTGGAACTACGTCAAGGGCTACCAGCTCAAGTCCACCGCCGGAACCAATCCTACGGATTCGGCACTCTCCAACTCGTCGAATTGGGAGATGTGGGTCAATACCGAAAAGCTTACGGCTGGTGTCCTCATCAAGTCGAAGGCCGCCATTGATGAGGTTTCGCAGGTTACAAACGTCCGTATCGTTTCCTAATCGTGAACCGATAGGGGCCGAAAGGCCCCTATTTTGGAGTGCATAATGTTTGATCGCAGGATTGTTTTACTGGCCAGCCCTACGGAATTTCCTCAGGCGCAATTCTATGCTAGTTGCTTTAGCATTTTGTACGAGGACTTGGATCATCGGATGAATCGTAAAGATTATAATCCATCACGCCATGATTACTACAAAGTGTACATCGCCGTTAAAGATAGAAAGGCGTTTGAGCCTGTTATCGCTTCTCATGTAGCTGAATTTCCGGTTGAGTTTACAAACAAGCTTCCGGATTACAGAAGGAGTGAAGTCCGTAAAATTTCCAGTTGGCTTGTGCAGAAAAGTTTCGTCGATCCATTTGACGATATTAAGGCACAAGAAGAAAGGGAACGAAAGGCAAAGGCGCTTGAGGAAGCTGAACGTAAAGGGAAGTACGATCCTCAGAACGACAGCGAACTGGATCGCCACATTCCTACATTCAGGAAGAGGAAACCCAATGCTTAATACCGTTGAAATGGCAGATGATTATTTCAGCACTAATTTTATGAACCGTGACGTGTGGAATAAGATCAGTGCTGAGGATAAGGCGATTTTGATTGAAACCGCTGAAAATGACATCAATGCCGCTTTGCGAACTTCAAACATCGATTCAAATGTAATCAGCCAAAGTAAGCCTTACACGGCTTATCAGGCGGCAGTGTTTGAGTGGGCCGTGTACATGTATACAAATAAGGCTAAGCTCAATCAGATTACAAATAATCGAATTTTTGGAGCAACGTCCGTAACGGTTGACGGGATTGGTCGTGAAACATACGTTTCCGGTACAGGTAACGGCGGCAATAATGGTGGAGCTATCATTTCTGTAATCAAAAACAGCCCGGCGGGTAAATACCTCGGTATGATCTGCCAAGATGTCAGGATTATTCGGTAATGCTAGATCACTTAGTTGTAGAAGAAAATAAGATTGAAGTCTTTGAAATCGTAAAAGACCGGGACGGAGCGGAGATTTCCCGCATCCGCATCGGTTCTGGTTACGGCATTTTCAGGGGTCAGTCTACGGAAGAGTTCGCAATGATGGGCTCTGCCGCTTTTACAAACATTGGTACGCTGGTTCACTATACGTCGGATACGGATGATAATCCTAGATCACATGCAACTCCACAGATTGGTGACGTCTGTACATGGCGCGGTAAAGAATACTATGTCAGTGGCGTCAGCCCAAGACCTGATATTTACGGTGAACTTGTGGGCTATACAATAAGGTGTTCGAATGGCTAGAGGCAGATTTGGAGAAAGAGGAGCGGATTACAATCCTCCTATTGGCAGAGCAATACGCAATGCTGAATCTTTCTCCATTCAAGCAAAAGGCTATTCATTTACATTCGCTCACAACTTTAGAGGTTGGAAGACCTTTACAGACGACATCAAGAAGAAGATGCTCGAAGCCGCTCTTGCGGAAATTAAAAGTACGGTACGTGAAGTCGGAAGGGGGGCGATTGCACGTGCTCCGCATTATTCGGGGGCTCTTGAGCATTCTATCAAGGTATCTGTACCAGAAATTACAAGTCTCAAGGGCAGAGGGCGTATAACTGCGATTGTTGGTGTTCTTGATTCATGGCATAGTAGTTATGATAAGATAGCCGCTGCCGGGGGCTACCCGACTTCTTCTCCTGAATTGATTGCGTATATCCATGATTACTATGATGACTTCATTGGTGAAACAAAGGATGGATTAAAGCGCAAACGCAGGAAAGAGGCCGCTGTTGGTGAACGTGTCGGTAGCCGGTTCCTTACTCGTGCCTGGTATGACATCGAACAGGGCAATAATCTTGCAAAGGGTATTGCAAAACGACTTTTCAGTTATAACGAAAACTTGTCGGAAGATGCGATTAATGCTATGCTTGAACGTGCAGCGGATCAGATAGACGGTGAGATGAATGAATAGTAACGTAAAATTGATTGAAGATTACCTTTGCGATCTTTGTGATACGGTTTTCAATGACGGGATTGTATGTGATAAAATGTATAATCCCGAACAGCTTGTTAATCGCAGCGCATACGTTACTGACATTCAAGCACAAGAGAGCGATCAGCACGGATTAATCAAATGCAATGCACGAATCGTAGAAAATCGAAAAGGCCGCCCTGAGTGTGTCACGGATGTTCAGAAAATAACTGAAAACTTTAATAAAAAGGGTGATCCGCTAGGTAACGGACTTGCAATCTACACCGAAGTAGAGTACATTACAATGCCGATAAAAATAATGGTAAATACGCAAACGGCGTATACCGTTTCGGCTAACTTAAGAATTACAGCTAAATAACGGAGGTATTACCATGGCTGATGTTTTTCAAGGAAATCCTGCCGATATCCACATGGGGCCTGCCGCACTGTTTTACAATAGTCGGTGCCTTGGATACACACTCAACGACAGTGTCAAGATCAACATCTCAATGACACCTACACCGATTACGCCGGATCAAGCGTCACTTCCTCTTAAGGACATTATCACAGAGATGGAAGCGTCAGTTGATTGCATTCTTGGTGAGGTCAACGAGGAAAATCTTAACCTCATTCCGGGTGCGGATAACGGCACATTCAGCGATCCTATCGGAATCGATATGAAATCGATTGCTTCTGAATTGAAACTGGTTCCGCTCGATTCTTCGGATACGAAAATTTACACCTTGCCGAAAGCTACCCCGCTTATGGACGATGGGATTTCGTTCATGAAGACTACGCCTCAAGGTCTTTCGTTGAACTTCAAGGCGTATGTTGATAGTGCGGGCGCATATCTTATGGTTTCCAGCAAGGCGTAATCATAAATAAGGATTTATCATGCCTAAAATTTCCGGCATCTCGTTTGAAAACATGGAAGCATACAGGGAACAGGTGCAAATCCCGTTCCCTGACGGGACAATGTATGATCTCCCGTTGATTACTGCCCGTGATGCGGCTATGGCACAGACGTTTCTTTCTCGGCATTCGTCCCTTCGCACACAGCATGCGATTCTTCAAGTGCGACTTACGCAGCGGGCAGCAGCCTGTGAAGAAGCTAAGAAAGAGCTTGAAGAGCATCCTGAAAGAGCGGAGGAACTGAAAGAAAAGTTTACGCTCGATCAGATCGAAAAAGCCATGCTCGCCATTGAAGATACACATAGAAAGATCGGCGAACTTGTGAAGAAAAGCCATGAACTCACGGATGAAATTCATGAATTCATTGGAAAATATGTAGCAGGAACTCCGATCATTGAACTCTTGAAGAAGGGTGAAGATGCACTTACTATTCAAGTTCTTCAATTGATGTTGTGGGGAGCTGCTGCACTGAATGAAGAGAAAGAAGATGGCAGGGAAGCGGGTAAAAAGCAAAACCCTACGAAGGAGCCCTCCCCGACAAATTAGAATTTGAGTACGTGTTGATGAACATAATGCGAGTTTTTAAAGGTTACACCTTAAAAGCTCTGCTTGACACACCGTTTTGTCACGTAATCAGACTCTTTCAGTTGTCTGAGAAAGCTGATGCCCTAGACAGCTTAACAGCATACACCGGGAGGGCGGCGGGCTATGATAAATCTGTCCTTGACGGACTTGTAGACGTTCAAAAATCTAAAATTAGGGAGGACAAAGACTTGTTGAAGTCTGTTGTCACTGAGGAGGCTAAACGGGAGGCTGAACGGCAAGCAAAAATAAAAGATTGAGGGAAGGTAAATGGCTACGACTGTATTTGATTTGTTGGCACGGGTAAGCGCGGATGTTTCGCCGTTCAACACCGCGTTTGATAGCACTTCTGACAGTGTAGAAAGTAGTCTTTCGTCAATCTACCAATCTGCCCGTCGCTGGCTTGGTGCTGGCGGCGTGGCAGGTACTTTTTATGCGGCTACGGCAGCGGCGAATGAGTTCAACCAAATCATCGCTGATATTTCTGTAATCACAGAATTACAGATCAAAAAGATAGAAAAGTCGCTGCTGCAACTTGACAACGTGTTCGGCAGACCGTCAAACACGGCATCCACTTTTTACGAAACGATTTCCTCCGGTGTGCGCGGCACAACTGATGACGTCGCTAACTACGTGAAAGCTGTCGGTAAAGCGGCAACTACTATCCGAGCTGATATCGAGAACACCGGCAACGTCATGACTACGCTCACAAATGCGTATGACTTGTCCATTCAAGATACCCAAAAGCTTGTTGACTTCCTGTACCTGACCGTTCGGGAAGGTAAGGCACATGGTGATGAACTTGCTCGTACTCTAGGTCTTGTCATCAATAACGCTGCCGAAACAGGCGTATCTTTAAATGAGCTTGGTGCGGCAATTGCTATTTTGTCTCGTACACAATCGGCCAGTCAATCGATGATCGGTCTCAATCAGATGCTCAACAGCCTGATTAAGCCTACTTTACAGGCAGCGGCAGAAGCCCGCAAGTGGAATATCGAACTTGGGGCTTCTGCGCTCCAAGCTAAGGGATTTACCGCAACGCTGCAAGAGCTGCACGATAAAGTAGGCGGTAACGTCGAAGCTCTCGAAAAGATGTTCGGTAATATTCGTGCCGGACGTGCTGTGCTGTCTCTTACCGGGCGGCAATTCGATAACTTCATGACTACCCTTAGGGAGTTTGAGCTTGGGGCCGGAACGGGTGAAGAGGCGTTTACAAAGCAAATCGATACCGCCTATAAGGATTTGGTCAGGCTTCGTGCTCAAACGGAAAAGACGCTGATTCAGATCGGCTCCGATATCGAGCCGGTAACTCGATCGGTGTATGGGCTTGCGGAAGCTGTCATGAAGGGATTCGGGGATACTAAGCCCCTTAGTCGTTACGCTACTTACATTTACATTGTAGTTACGGCACTTAGGGCCTTGAAAAAAGAGCTGTATGACATCCGGGCGGCTATTCATAACGTTGCAACGGGGGCTACGGGAGCCGCCTCTTCTGCGCAATCTGCGGCCGCATCCAGAAGCGGAGCACCATCAGCCAATGCCGCAATAGCGGCCACAGCCAGAGACGCGGCGGTGAAGGCTGAAAGAAACTCCCTTAATCGTAAATTGCAGTCTGCCGGGCGGGGGGTTCGCTCTTCGTTTAGAGGGCTGTTGTCTGCCGGAGAAAAGGCACAGGCAGCGTCTGATAATCTTCTTGACGTGCAGATGCAGCGCAGGCTTGCGCAGGAATCGAATGCGTCTCTTAGAGAGCAAACAAGATTGCGTAATCTTGAAAACAGATATGCAAAAAGATTTATCACGACACACAATCGCCTTGACGCCGCCACTAAGCAACTTGCGATTTCACGTAATCGCCTTACGCAGCTCAATCAACAGAAGGCGATGCTCGATTCCGGTGATCTGAATCAGTATGCAAAAGCATACGGCGTTCGGTTTCCGCATGATCCCAATTCAATGGCATCCCGTGTGGGTAAAAAATTCAGTGTGACCAATACACTGAGTGAAATTACAGGTACGGGAGGTCTGCTGTCTAAAATCGGAAACGGTATCCTTTCTGCGGTTGCCGCGTGGTCTGTCGCAGACATCGGGTACAATATCGGAAAAGCGATAGCAGAGAGATTCAATTTTACGGATTCGGGTTTCATTAAAAGCATTGTCAACGCTTTTTACGGGATCGATACCGATAAACAGGAGACAGAGAATGCACAGCATAATGTAACTGCACTGCGCAGACAGGCGAATACTCGAGTTGACAGCTTGAAAATGGCTAATGAGATTACAAGCTATGAAGCTGAAAATCTCAAAGCAGAAATAGCGACTGCAAAGACGAAAGAGCAGTTGCAGGAAACAATTTCAAGACTGAATAAATCTTACGGTGAGGAACTCGACCGTAGAACCGTGCGCACGCAATCTATTGAAAACGCGCAGAGGGGTTATCAGGATTCCTTAGAAGGCTTGGCTAAGTTTCAGCGGGAAAAATTTGATGATAACGCGATTGTAGGAGCCCGCAGTACCGCTTTTTACTCCGCTATCGACAGGCTTGCTTCGGCTTATGACGTATCTCTGGCACAGAAGCGCGGTAGTTCTATTTCAAGATTGCACAGCCTCACGCCGGAAGTTCAAAGAGAATTCGGTGCTTATCCAGAGCTTGCAGCTGTTGATGAATTTGTTAATGCCGGAGGAGTTTCGTCTCAAATAGATACCATTAAACGGATGCTGGCAGACGCTACACGTTCCGGTGATTATTCAGAACTTAATAAACTTCTGAATGTGCAGGATGTCGCCGCCTTGCGCGATGCTGACATCGCTAAAGGTCTTAGCGATATCCAAACAAATATTCTGTTTAACGTGATCTCCTCCCTGAATTCACAAATACAAAAAGTGAATTCTACTGAAACGGAAGCTGTGCGTACTCAGAGATTCAAGGAAGCGCAACGTAAAGTGGCGAGCGCCCTGTCTAATCTTATTGGCGTGAATCTTAATTTTTACATCGAAGATTTGGAGAAAGCCCACAAACTAAATAAAGAGTACGTCGGGGAACCTCGCGCCCGCTACCTGTTGCAGAATCGAGACGTAAGCAGGGTTGAAGACCTGACTTCAAGACTTGAATACGAATCTGAAATGATGACAAGACACGAAGAATTTCTGTCTGCCATCGTTACCGCCTACGACAAGGTTAAAGACAGATTGGAGGCTGGTGCGCGGGATAAAATTGTTGGTGCAATCGACAACGCGGGTAAGCAGCTTGCAGCCGCACGCGAAAAAGTTCAAAAAGCATCCTCTGTGTATATTGAATCTGTCGTCGAGGACATTACAGCATATGCGGAGCAGCAGTTCTACCGTACAGGGCTCGATACTTCCCGTGTATCTTACACACTGCTGGTTGCCCGGCAAAACATGCAGAAAACTGTCCTTGATGGCTTGCAAGATGAAATCGAGTATGTCGAAAAGCAGTTGTCGAACGGGGTGCGAGGATCGCAGGCTTCCATCTTGCAGCGACAGCTTCAAGAGCTCATAAAGCAGCGCAATACCGCGTCTGAAAAGTATTTTAATGCTATCAATGAGGCAGAAGAATATCGACTTCAACAGCTTGAAAAAGAACAGAATGCCGGATTGATTTCGGGAGCGGCGTATGAGGCTGGCGTCCGGCGAGTGCATGGCGGGCGGGTTTCCAGAGCGAATCAGGAAGTTGCGCAATTCGAACAGCGGTATCGCGAATCTCCCACCGTTGAATCGTTTTTCCGACTGCAACAGGCGACAGAGAATTTAAAGAATGCTCAAACTGATGCCGCCCTCGCAACTAAGGGTTTTGGGGCCGCGCAGCGTGAAGTACAAAATGCCATGCTGAATCAGATACAACAATTTGCCTCTAACAAGGACGCTAAGGGCCGCTTAACGCAAGACGCACTTTACCATAGCCTGAACCTTATGACGCGCCTGATGGGGCCGCGGGCCTCATTTGCGCTTACGCAGTCGCCGTCCGTGGAAACCAGAGGCATTCCCAATTACAAGAATGCTCAATCGGCGCAGAGTGCGGTGGCCCGCACTCTTGATGCTTATGTCAGGTCTCAGGAATACGCACAGGCATCTACAGGTAAGACAGTTCTTGATATTTATAACTTTATGAAAACAAACAACACGATTGTAGTTAAGGGGCAATAAGATGCTTGTAAGCTTAAAAGGGTCTCCAGCTATAAATATTGACCAAGAAGGTTTCATGTCGATCACAACTACTTGGATATTGATTGATGATGAAAGCGACAATGTTTTTGTCAAATGGCTGGCGTTTCAGAATGAAGTTGAAGAGTGGGCAGGCAATATCGGAGACCCATACAAACGGCCGATCCAGCAGAATGACGGAAGAGAAGCGTTCGAGTTTGAAGAAGATGACGCATTCATCTGCCAGTCAATTGATATTGTGTGCGTTGACGGTAGAACCCATTACGAGGTGACATTCACTAATGCGCAGAATCTTTCCGTTATGCGGCAAGTCGGGAACGTATCGGTTGAAGTCACAAACAATAATGAGATTACAAAATCGATTTCTTATCAGATCGACATTACAAGTGCTTCTCCACTTGAGATTGATAACTATCTGATCGAAAGCGGTACTGCCGTAACGTGGGCCGGATCGTCTTTTCTGATGGAGAATTCCAGCTACCAAGCTCAGACAAAGACAAGATATCTGATTACGTTTACAGCCAAAGATATGGCTAAGATGATGATCGGAAATCCTGCCGAGACCGTTGATGCCTTCGGGCAGAGAACACGTACTGCTGTGTGGCGTTATTCAAACTCGGTCTATGAATCATGGATTAAGCCTGAGATCGGCTCTGATGCTTCCGAGTATATCGGTCTCCCTGCGAACTCCGGATTTATTATCAATAATATCAACGTGTCCGCAGAGGGCGTTCTCGGGTACAATATTACATTTGAAGCCCGTCACGTATCGCTGCGGCATGTGCGTACAGATAAGCGGACGTACAAAGATGGAAAAGAGATCAATACTACAAATACGATCATCTATCAGAGTACGGAAGACCTGAAAGATTCATTCGACGGCCTTGTCGGGCAGGAAGCACTTGAATTGGGACTTCCCGGAAGCACAATCAGCGAAGTTTCCGTAAATACAGTTGCTCACGGTGAGCATGAATTGAACATCGTCACTGACGACTACCCGGATCAGCAGGAACTTGAAGACCAAATCGGTATCTCAATGAGCAGTACCGAAATCGTCATTGAACCCCTGTGGTGCGGGTGGGCTATGGGTGCTTCCGGTGTAGACTACTACATTATTAACTTTCCCCCTACAACCACTTTTACCTATCAGCAGAGTATTCAGACATTTATCAATATGTCATCTGAGACAAGCAATGCCGTTCAAGGATGGACAGAGAGTGCAATTATAGCGGCCATTAAGGGTAATAAAAAGATCGGATATGATACGATTATCTATCCGATAGGTCAGTACACGGATGATAGCGGGACAATTGTAACTGGTAGGATTCCTAAAAATAAGTACGATTCGATTAAGGAAGGTGATCTTACTGACTTGGTAATGTCAGGTTACGTGTACGCGCAGCCGTCATGGACTACTAAAGAAGATTGGCCACAGGATGGAAACAGTATTCGAAATATCTATTTCATGCCGTGGAAGTGCTTGGAAGTATCTCCTATTGTACTTGAAAGGTCTCATAAAACAAATTATCCGCAATGGGATGGCAGAGATCGGTTTTGGGATAAAAGTTACATCGACAAAAAAATTCCAATGTTTGAGTGCAGTGTGAGCTTGTATTATCGGGGAAATGCGCGTACTATACTTAGACGTTCATTTTCCACATACTATAAAAATGCGATAAAGTATGTCAAATCGAGTAAATTTACAAGCTATAAGGGTACGAATATCAGCCTTAACGAGACGGTTGACCGCTACAATGAAACGTGGACAAATGTCACGTGTACTATTCAGGCGCTCACTATGCTGTACTGGAATCCTAAGTACGATAATTCGTATGTTGAGGACTAAATATGGAACTTAAATGGTTTAGACCAACTACCTACACACAAGGATTAGGTCATGTTTTGGGCATGATCTACAAAGAACTTGTAGCTCTGCAACCTGTCGATTCAACAGATGTCACGTGGCGCAGAACTTCAACCGGAATCCAAGCTTATGTGAAACCGAAACCCGCGTCATCGACTGGCATTGCTTCTTCTTTGCCGCAAACGGAAACCCCTAAAGCTGCCGCGACAGCTTTAGGGGAGAAATATCAGTTTACGATTACAACTGAAATCCGTGAAGTTGAAAATGAAGATGGCACAAAGTCAAATGTTCCGTTTGTTGTAGTTGTTGACGCGAATGATCCGAAATCGGGAACTTCCGGCAGGTGCCGATTCGGTAATGGCGATCTGTTCTACGTGTCATCATATACACTGTCAAAAACTTCAGGAACTCGTTACGTGTTTTTGGTGATGGATGTTACAAAAACTCCTGCCGTATACGTTTTGGAGAATAGTACACCCTATGTCAGAGGCGTCAATGGGAGTGTAATCCAGATAGGGTATTACACGTGGGATGAGAGTACAAAAACACTCAAAGCTACACAGCTTCTAAAGCAAAACACCCCTGTTGATATCGGCCCTACATATATTGGGCCGTGGTGTACCCTTCCGGGGCCGCCTATTACGTCTAGTACAGGCTCTGATTACAAATATCTATGTAATCCAAATGGGTCAGTGCAGTTGAGTTCGGGAAATTACATGGTGAATGGATACATAGCCGGAACTGCAAATCCATCAGGGATATTTGTGTCCAATACCCCGTACACACTTCCCGTATTTGTCGGATGGAAAGCTCCGCAATATGCTGCTGGCTCAACTGTACCTATATCCTCATCTGAAATTGTAATTTCAAGCTCTTCTTCTGGTATGCAGTCGCAATATGATGCCGTTTCTGACATCACAGGCCATGCTTCCGGTGTAATAGATATAAAATGGACAAGTACAACAGTTGATACCATTCAAAGTGTACTGTTTGATGAATCGTTCATAGAGAGTTAAGTATGTTTGCAAACATGACAAAACGTGGATCGCTAGCTGTTAATGGCCCTGCCGGGGCCTTAACCCGTAGAGGGTCGATCTACAATCCGGGAACATATAATAAGGGGGTTGTTGTCGGATACCCTAGAATGACAAATGCCATAGGGTACAGCCGTGGAGTACCTGCGTACTTTAGCCTTAGTACCAATGAGATACCAACTATTAACTGTATCGGAAACACCGTATATGTAGATCATTCAAAGGCTGCCAGCGGAAATGGCTTGTCGTGGGAAACAGCTTATGCTTCGTTGAATGATATGTTGCATGATCCCTTAATCCACTACACAACCGTGTCACAGCGACAAGTGGTTCATGTACTGGTACGCGGTGTAGTTGACTATATGGTGTATAATCAGTTAGATAATGCGGTAGCTAATTTTTATAACTACTTGGTTATCCATAACTGTACATTCCGGTATGAAACCAGCGAAGCCGTGCCTTTGATCTACGACCGCTCAAATCGGACTGCTGCCTGTATTTGCTTGGGAGGGGTTGTATTTCATACATGCACATTTACGGTGGTACAACATAACGGAACAGATGGTACAGAGAGTGGTGAAGAGGGTACAGCTCCAAAACACAAAACTATTTACAAGAGCGGTTCTGATATAGTTGAAGGTGATACCCCGTGGCTCACTCTTTTTTCAGGCCGTTATAATTATCTGTATAAGTGCCATCTTGACATCACTACTGGAAACGGAGGAAACGGGGCATCCGGAGCAAGCGGGGTTAATGGTGGTGATGGAGGGGATGCGGGTATAATACGGCTACGTGCTGATGCATACGATTCCTGTACCTTCGATTTGCATTATGGAAACCCCGGAAGTGGTGGAGACGGGGTTGATGGTGGCGACTCATCGGGTGGTATTACTGGTGGTTCACAAGCTATCCATCTTTCCCCCCAAAAGATGTATGGATGTGTAATTGACGTAACGTATGCCCCATCTTGCAGGGGAGGTGATGGCGGTAACGGTTTAGCCTCCTCTTCTTACCCTAATGGAGGGGGTGGGAATGGCGGTAGCGCTTTGTTGGGGTTGGGGTTGTCTTTGGACTTCGGAAATTATGTAAACGCCTGTACATTTAATCTAAACTTAGACTTAAGCAATGTAAGAGCCGGAAAGGGAGGTAAGTACACCTCATCTAATGAATATGGTACGCGCAATCACGACAGGGAGGGTGGCACTGTCGATAGTTTACTGGAGTTTGAGGCAGTTTATGTTAAAAATAGTAACATAAACTTAAATGTTATACATAATGGAACAGGAAATCTGGTTAGGCTCGCCAGTATGACCACAAGTATAGGTCAGTCTTATAATAATAGTATCACTATGCACAATACATGCGCATACGGCCCATACAAAAATGGATTCAACAATTTTGAGCTTGATCCCCCTGTATTTGATTTAAATATAAAGAACGCAAGTGACACTACTGTGCAGGTAACACAGGGAGGTATTGCACAACTTCCGGATGGTGAAAATCTGGAAACTCTTATTTCACAAGGAGAAGTTTACGGGTATAACTGGTCTGTGGGGGGGTCTATATACTCCAGTCGTTGGTGGTTCACTATGACTACCGTCAGGGGTTATGCAACAGCTATCAGCCCGGAACATCAATTTGGGTTACGTGTCAGATTGCAAAAACCGGGAACTATAACTTGCGGCTATCCGTCTGGTGGAGGCGGTGGCAATGGTTACAGAGTGATTGGTAGAAACGGTATAGATAATGCAAATGCGTATGCAAGGCGTGGAGGCGATGGCAGCGCAGCATTTACATGGATGAACTGGACAGAGACTGCCGGGACAGCGGGAGAAGGCATCGGAGGCGCATCTTCTGGTGGCTTACTTACGTTTAACGGTACCGACTATAATTCTGATATTGTAGATATATCCTTTGTTTAGGGATTGAAATTTGAAAGTATCGGAGTATATTACGATAAAACGAGGTGACTTATATGCAAAAGACCCTTACATACATTGACATAAATACACGCGCTCAGGTATACGCAGACGGGGCTTTTGTCACGAAATCCTCTGACTATATCAATATTGAGCGTGGCCAGTGGCAAATCCTGTGCATTCAGTTCGGTGAGCGTCAGATGGACGAAGCTGGAGCTGTTACATTCACTCCGATTTCATTTGACACAGATACTTCATTTGTGTTTGTCGCTGATAACAACTTTGATGATGACGACTATCTGATGGCAAAATCTCTTCAGTCTGTCATTCCGTTTGACGAAGCAGACCCTACTTCCAATATGTTTAATATCGAGGGTGACTGGGTTGACGGTGGGACAGCGGATTTTGCATCCGGACAACTTTCTATAAGGATAAATTCCGATACCGTTAAGTTTAAAGAAGTTACAACGGACAAAGTAAGCATCAATACGGGCGTATACATCAATGTCAAGCAGTATATGCAAGGACTGTCGAACCCGTCCACAATCGCATGGATACCGTTTATCGCAAAGAATACAATCCGTGATTGGAGCTCCGCACAAGTAATTCCACCTACCGGCACGGAAGCGATTGCGTTTATCAATGCTTATTTTCGTAATCCGCTTGAACGGCAGTGGAGTGAAGATGGTATTACATGGTTTGATTCTCAATCTGAGGATCATGATAACTACTACCGTGAAAGGATCGCCAACGTCGGGGCTGATTGGAGCTCGGGTTACGCTGTTGCACGCGGGTTTACGTACATCCCAAGTGTAAGTTCTGACGGTGTTATTTCGTGGGTAAATGACGGAGACTTGCCGAATCCTGCACCTGTCAGCATTAAAGGGGATGCAGGTAACGGGCTGGCATTCAATGCATCAGGGCCGGTTTCGGAACGGACACAGTATGACGCGGAGGCAGAGGGTTTCGTCTTTTTCGCCACTGACGAGGGGAATTTCTATGTCAAGAACTCGGCGACGTCGGCGGACTGGTCGGCGGCGATCCCGTTGCGCGGGGCGACGGGTCCCGCGGTGATCGCGGACCCTGTGACGGAGATGGCGGTGGCTGATGAGACGTGGGGCGACTGCCGGTATCTCGATGCAGCGTTCCGGCAGCTGAGCTTCCGGGGGAGAGTGCGGAGTCTCCGGCGCGTTTCGCTCGAGACGGTCAGCATCGATTCCGGCGTGACCGGAAACATCGTCCTCGTGCCGGTCGTGAACGGCTCCGAGCTCTCCGGCACCTCTTTCGTTGTCGCAGTCGGGGCGGTTCCGGCCGTGGCGGAATTCGCGCTCGAAGTCGCCTCCGGGACGCTCGCGCTCCGGCGCGACACCGACGACGAACGCGACACCCTCAAAGACGCGGAAGGCTCCGTGACCGCGGTCGTCCTCAGCGTCATTCTGGAGGTGCAGTATGATGCGTGATCCGATCACCGACGCCGCGCAGGACCCGTCCTGCCTGCTCTGCCTGACGCCCGACCGGGGTGGCTCCTGGTGGAGCCGTTTGCGTCCGGCGATGCCGCGCGACTTCAGCGAGGGATACCGGTGGGATGCGCTACAGGCCGCCATGTATTCGTCGCTCCCCTGGACGAGCGATTATCATTTCACATTCGACTTCACGGTTGCCGACGATTTCGAAAACGGCAGCTATTGGATCATGTACCAGAGCAACGGAAGAATCTCCTTTGCATTGGACAAGGACGCCCGCGGCTGCCGGTTTGTATTCGGAAGTTACTCGTTCAACGGCGGGGTGTTCGTGTACGCTCCGTTTGCGTCTTCGCTGGCCGGGCGGCATGAAGTCACCCTGGCCGTCGAGGGCGCCACGTTACGGGTTACGGTGGACGGCACGGTGTACGAGCAGAGCGGCGAACGTGTGGAGTCGTCCGCTTACAACCGGGTGGTGACGACCTCCGCCCCGGTGACGCTTCACGCGGTTTCCCTGACCGACGATTCGACGGGAACGGCCGTCTGGCAGGCAGCATACTCCGATCTGAACGACACGTCGAATCCGTGGCCGTCGCCCGTTCCGCGCAACTTCGCGGAGGAGCCGGAGGCGTGGCGGGATGAAGAAACAACCGCCCCTTCGATTGGGGAGGATGACTGTGAATTTTTCATCCGCTACCGGCTGGACGGTTATCCGGAAGGCTCGGCGATCAGCCAGATTTTCTATCACAATTCGCAGAACGGCAGCATCAATATTGCTTTTGCCGGTGACGGTACGGGCGGCAATTACAGCGTCATCCGCCTGACGGACGTGGGTGCCTTTGTGATTCCGCTGGACCGTGTGCGGCAGCTCGGAGAACACACGATCCGTATTCAGCGCGTCGGCCTGTTCGTCACTGTCGAATTTGACGGTGAAGTTGTGGCAACTTCTTCGGCTGGAACGAAGAAAATTGCGGTTTATTCAACAACGGCTCCGGTCTCCGATTTCGACGGCGTCATCTTCGAAACGTACTGGAAAAGCCTGACCTCCGGCCGCACCGTCTGGAGCTATCCGTCCGAAGCGGAGCGGGTGCGGCTCATCACGAAAACGAACGTCCGCACCGACCGGGGGGCGTTCGAGGCGGCGGACGAAACGCAGCCGGCGAGGATCGATACCGCGCTGGATTTGCGCGGAAAAGTATCGAGTTACACATTGTTCGTTGAATTTGACGCGGCGGCTTTGGAAAATGAATCCGATAATTATTGTAAACAAGAACTTGCCGGACAAGGGGCGTCGAAAGGAAGTATCCCGTCTCCGCTTGCCGTCAATTACAATAAGCAGCTCAATGTAGATACGCTTGAATATCGACTCGAAGTCAGCGTAGATATTGCAGGCGCCAGACATCTGTCGGAGGCAATCCTCCCCGGCCATCTGGCCGGACGTAACTCCGTTGTCGCTGTTGTCGAGCTGATGGATGATAAAACCAGACTTTCCATTTATCATTGCGGAGTTCTGCTTAAATCAGAAATTGTTGACGGGATTCCGAAAATGGATGGTTATGCCTGTCCCGATTCATTCGCGCTGATGGATAATCGCAATGGTTTGTGGAGTAACTATTACGGAAAAATTCATTCGTGTCTGCTGTTCGACCGTGCGCTTTCCGCCGCCGAAATCGCGGCGCTGACGCCGAAACAAGCATAAAAGAGGAGGAACCAATGAGATACATACGAAAAATCAACGGATACGTCGAGGAGTCGCCCATCCCGCCCTATCGCGGCGCGGAATACTACGCCGCACACGGATACTTGCGCTGCGATAGCACGCTGCCGCTTTCGCGCCTGGACATCGTTGACGGCGAGATCATCGAACTGCCCGAGCCGGAACCGACGGAGGAATGGGTCGGCAAGGAGGCGTTCATCAACGCGCTCTACGCGCTGATTCCAGCGGATCAGTTGGCAGCGGCGTTGCAGAACCCGGAGACCTTTAAGCAGGGCATCGCGGGACTGGCGCTGCTGACCACTAACGCCGCTCCCGGCGGGTTGATCGACCTGATGGACCCGCGCGTTCCAGCCTGGCTCGCCGCGTTCGATCTGACCGTCGAAGCGGTGCGGGCGAAAATGGAGGAATCGGCGGAGGCACAAGCGGGACAGGAGGTTACGGATGTACAGTCTGAATGAAATTGAAGAGAAAATTGCGCTTGCGAAAGCAGCGAAACTTTCCGGAGTGGAACTGCTGCTTGACCGCGAACGCGCCTGTCGCGTCTGCAACGGCATCGGCGCGGACTGGATGCCTGATTGGCTGCGCGCGCTGATCAGCGACTTGAATCCGACTCTTGTGCTTGCTGCCGATATTCACGACATCCGCTGCGCGCTCGGCGGTACGGAAGCGGAACGCAAGGACGCTGACGACGAGATGCTTGAAAACGGCCTGAAGCTGGCGAATTACCGCTACGGCTGGTACGATCCGCGCCGCTACTGGGTCCGCAAACAGATGCGGAAGTTTCACGCGATCCTGCGCGAATTCGGCGGCTGGGCGTGGAAATACAGGGAGGCAGCCAATGGAGCATCTTGAAGCAATCGGAAACCTTTGCAATCATCGGCCCGATCCTGCTCGGGCTACTGTTGGTGCTGAAACGCATCGAAAAGGCAGAACCAAATGATCCGGAAAATTAACAAGATCGATAAACATAAAGTGTTGTACAAAGTGTGCGACCACCATCGTGGCAATTGCGGCGGTTGTAGCCGCAATCATTAAATAAAGGAGACCGGAAACCATGAAACAGACAATTCTTATCGCCCTCGCAGTCATCGCCGCTACGCTGCTGCTGCCGGGATGCAGCCACAACACGGGAGCCTTCACACTCGGAACCCGTGTCAATCTCGGGATTGATCCGCAGAACGCAACGGCTAATGCCAGCTACACGGACGGCCTGAACGTCATCGACGTCAGCCGGGAGAACGCCAGTTGGGAGGTCGAAATCGACGCTGACAACGGCGTTTCCGTTGACAACCGCACCGGAAACATTAAAGGCGTGAAACGTCTGCGCAGGGAAGTTGGCCCGCAGATCACCGGCTATCTGGTTGACCTCGCAGACAAAAACCCTGAGATGGCAAAGGCGTATGTTGAGGCCATGAAACTGTACTGGCAATACCGCTTGACTACCAAGCCCGAAGCTGAGAACAGTACAGTCGTCCCCGTAAAAGAAGATGATGCTTCTAAACCGCAGGAAAATGGCACAAAAGCGCAGTAAGATACACATATAAGTTTGCATTTCGTACCCAAACGCGTTATATTAAAAACAAAACGGAGGGCGCGCTTGATGTATGAAACTATATCGTATATTGTTGGTATCGTCGGGGCGGTTTGGGGAATTGCCGCATTTGTATACCGTCCCAATCTCAAAGAATTAACGTCCACCGTTAAGGAAATCTCAGATTTGCTACATGAGACAAGAGAAGATTATGTATTGCGCTCTGATTGCAAAGACAGGTGCGGGGAATTCCGATCTTCTCTTGTACATATTGAACACAAATTAGATAACGGGAAATGATGAAAACTAACATCGATACCTGTCCCATCTGTGGGTCTTTGACTGAGTTTGCGTTTAAAGTTCCTTTCAGGAACGGAAAACCAAACTTTGACGGATCAAACTGCGATCCGGATGTCGAATATAATCATTGTGAAGTATGTAAACTTTACTACTCAAAAACACAGCGCACATGGGCGGACGAGGATTTCCTTGCCAAGGTTTACAATAGCAGATACGTAAGCTACGACAGCGATATCATGGATGCCAACGGTAACAGACCCAGCGCTATGTATCGCTTAATGCATGATGCATTTCAAAATCATTTGAAATCTAATGCATATATCCTTGACTATGGATGCGGTCGTGGATTTTGGGTGGATAAGCTTAACAAAGAAGGTTTCAAGCACATCTACGGGTATGATCCCTACTACCGCCCTGATCCGGAAGTTTTGCGAGACAAGTATGATCTCGTAACCTGCACAGAAGTCATTGAACATGACTATGATATCGTAGAGACATTCAAAAAGTTCAGTGCCATGCTGTATTTGGGTGGTGCTCTTCTTGTCAGTACAGATATGACTGATGAGATGGAGAAAGTGAGTGAAAATTACTACACGTGTCCGAGAGTTGGCCATGTCATGCTTTACGCAAAAGAAACCCTCGCATACTTGGCAAATCAAGCAGGATTTTCGCTGATCCATATGAGCCGTATATCCTCAATGCAATTTCATTTGTTTATTAAACAGCGGTAACATGATTATAATTAGAGATTTCAGCAAAAAGAAAGTGGCTGATTATTTGAAAGAGGGCTGCAAAGCTCTCTTGTATTTCCCTCATGGGTTAGGGGATGATGTCATGTTTATGCCCTTGTATCTGAAACTTGTGGAATTGTTTCCGCAAAGTGAAATTGCAGTGCAATGGGCCGAAGGGAGAACTGATATCTTTCCGCAACCGAAAGAGCCTGCGTATTATGACTACGTGTTTGTAATCGTATTTCACGAAACTCCAACGGATTACAGATTTCAAAAGTACTCCAAACCGGAATGCTGCTGCATTCATGAACTTGGAATTGATTTTGACTTAAGTCTTGATTTCACTTGGCAACCCCCTAAAGTGCAGTCTCCGTTTATCGGGGTATCTTTTATGTGCAACAGCAACTCAAATTATAATATCCCGTATCATGTGGCTAAACAAGTGTGGCAGGCTATTCAATCCTGCGGTAAAGTTCCGATCGAAGTGTATTTCCGGCACATGCAGTATAATGTCAAGAATGAACCGTATGACTTTGTAAACTGCTCTACGCGCGGTGTAGAACCGTCTGTAACAGCGTTTACAGGCGTTTTACAGCAATGCCAAGCATTCATCGGGGTAAACTCCGGAACCCTCTGTATGGCCGCGGCAATGTACCCGGAAAGGGTTTTGCACTTGCACAATAAATTCCCGTTTACCTATTATCGGAAACGGCCGATTGCGTACATTGACGCGGATGGTGTTAAACCGTTTGATACACAGGGAATAATTAAGTGGATTCACTATGTGTGTGACTGAACAGATACACGAGTAGTAAGCAATCGAAACCGGAGTATAACATAAAGGGGGCCATTTGGCCCCCTTTATTAGTATTCTCCATTCTCAATGAAATTCTGAACATCAAAATATTTTGCGGATTCAATATTCAAATTTGAACCATGAGCCGCAATCATAAAAATCTGAAAATTTAGATTCTTACTGAAATATTCAAGCATTCTTCCTAAATATTCTTGAAAATTAACGGATAGTGCTCCGCATGGCTCGTCAAGAATCAATAGCCTTCTTAGATTACGTTTATCCAAACAGATAACAGCTACCCTCAAAGCTAAAGCAATGATATCAACTGTGCCATCTCCGTTATCAATTTTAGGATCGTATCGTTTACCATCCCGCTCAAGGTACATGTCTGTTGCCAATTTTCCGTATAGAATACGAAATTCCAAATGGAAAGTGTAAGGCCGTGAAAACACAGTTTGCAATACTTTAGTTACAATATTATCTATTTTGATAGAAATGCTGGAAAGTGTAATCTGTGCTGCTTCTTGAATAAGAGCCTGAGTTTTTACAGCGATATCAAGTTCTTCTTTCAGTTTTTGATAGCGCTTCTCATCTTCCTTTACTGTTTCTTCTAAAACAGAACGTTTAGCTCCGCATTTAAAAAGTTCTTCTTCGAGCTCACAGCATATCTGCATACTTTCTTCTAAATTCATTAATCATGCCTTCAATTTTTTCTTTATTGGCTTCATATTCTTTTTTCAGCTTTTCAAGTTCCGTGTTTAACTCTTCAAGTGAGTTAAACCCAAGTTCTTTCATTTGTTTTTGGAGAACCTCAAGCCTCCCCTGTGCTTTATTTCGGTTCTCACTTGCGGTATCTAGGGCCTTTTTAATATCTAAAAGTTCATCGGCGATATTCATTGATTACACCTTTCAAATTCTTTAACTATTTTTTCTCTATCGTCAACTGTATTTGTGAGGTTGTAAAAATTTTCTTTAAAATTGATCGAAAGCTCAAAATCTCCGCATATGGAGCCGACCAAAGTTTCGATTTTCTTTTTTTCTTCCGTTTTTTCTTCAATGTAATCTCTCCTGATTTGGTTTGTAAGGATAAAAGGGATTCGTTTTACTTTTACTGAATTTGACTTTTCATCATAGTCGATTAACCACATTCCCGGCTGGTAATCGATCTGATCTGCCCTTAGTCTGAATACGCTTCCACAATTTATAACTGCTGTATTACCTGACTTACAACAGAATGGAACATGAAAATGTCCTGTAATCAGCAGTCTGCATTCTTCAGGAATATGGTCTTTTACCCATGTGTGCACATTACCACTATCAGACGCGCCTTCAAAAGGCTTCTCTTTCAACCACAATCCTTGATGTGCAATAACGACCTTACGTTCTCCCAAAATTTGTGTTTCTCCGTAAGGAATAATGCCAAAGTCATCAGGAGTAGTAAAACATCCTGACTGTTCCAATACTCCGAAACTGGTACTATAAATACTATCCTGATCCCCCATAATTAAATCATGGTTTCCGGGAATTGCATTTACAGGGCATACGGATTTCAGTATATCAAACCACTTAATACATTTACATATAAACCAGTTTGTATTTCTAGCCGGAACATCAAATACATCACCAGCTATGACAATGCGATCTGCACAGAATCCTTCTGCCATATCTCTGATTTGATTAAATTTCTCATCAATTACAGAAATCCAATCTTCATTCTCAGCTCTACACATCGGGCGATGTTCTGTGAGGTGCATATCCGCTATAGCAATAATTTTCATTTGTGTTCCTCACAACTATTTCCGCAGAGAGGACAAACTTCCGGCATCATACTTGTAAATTTATCCTTCAAGTCGTTATACCGTTTTTCCATGCGGGTAACATCTGACATAGCAACATTTAATCCTGTTGAATGTACGAATATACCCATGCTCTGCTTCTCTATGGCATCCATTTCTGCCTGTACATTTTCAATTAATTTAAATTCAGATATGGCACTGTCTAATCCATTAAAATTATCGATACTGTTTCTTTTAATTTCAGCACTAAGCTTAGATAGCTTTCTTCCTTCAGTGATTTTTACCACTATGCTTTCTGCAACAACCCTAAGCTCTTTATAATGGTCAACAGCGTCAGTTAATGCATTGTACTTGTTATAGTCTTGAGTACATGATACCATAGACCTGTACATTCGTGTGTACTTTTCTATAGCATACTTGATATCATCATTATGACACGAAACATCCATAGCTACTGTAAGCTGTTTTACGCATTCAGGCAATCTATCATATTTAGATAGTTGATCTTTTGCTTGGATGATTTCATTATACAAAGAATAGTATGTACTGTATTTTTCTTTTGAAGATTTGAATTCACTGATATGTTTTTTGATATCTTTAAATTCATTTTCTGCCATTTTTGTCCAAGAAAGGCTATCAATCTTTTCCTTATTTGCGTTAATGGCAGAGAGAAGTGAATCACAATGGGATTTCAAATCCTTCACATGGCTATTGCTTGCAGATACCGTGCGGTCGATTTCAGACACATCCAGCATATCCCCAAACTGTTTAGCGCACTCAGTGTCCTTGTAATACACCATAAACGGCACGTCGCGTCTGCGCTGTATGTTTACGGAATCTACGGCATACAGCTTACTCACTTCATCCGGAACAGACGTTCTGATAGCGGAAAACTTCTTGCCGTTTAATACGTAAGTGTTTTCCGTTTTACTCCAGTTCCGAGACACTACATCGTCACCGCATGTGATGGTCACAGAGCAGGCCTTTGCGCCATCGTTATTGAGGAGCTTTTCGCCAGACGTATTGTTGAGGATGTTCCACAGAATACCGCGTAAAATTGACGTTTTGCCGCTTTCCGTCTCTCCGATCAGTACATTGATACCGGAAAGCGACAATGTGATGTGCTTGTGCTTTTGGATGTTGACAAGCTCGATGGATTTTATTTCTTGTCTTTCCACTGCAACGCATCACCAGTTTCTTTTGTTTCGAGCAAATCCTCAGGCGTGCAATTCAGCGCATAAGCCCAAGCCATAGCAGCAAACATCCGTGTTGTGCCTGTTTCATAGGCATAGCGCCGCGCCGCATTCAGCGAAATATGCAAACGCTTTGCGGTGTGACGAAGGTCGATATCGTGCTCTGCAATGTATCTTCCAAGTTTAGGGACGTAGTTCATTTCAACCTCCAAATCTCTTTACATAAAATAGCAAGTGCAACCCCATCGGCAACCCCAAGACCGCAGGCCCTGCCGATCCGTTTTTGTACCCAATCCTGAATTGCGACTTTGCGGGCGTGCTTGTCTTTCGGCAAGGCACCGATCAGTTTCATCCATTTTTGGGGAGTAATCTCGATCGTCTTGATATGATGTGCGGCAAGCATGGCTTGAAGCCACCCATAGGCTTTACCGAACGTAAAGCATGAAGCAACCCCCTGCCCCGGCATAGAATGAACCTGTTCCAGTACGGCATAGAGTTCATTCATATTCCGATTACTGCAAATAGAATCAAACACGTCTTGCATTTCTGCAATCGTTTTAGGCATTGATGTGATATTTACCGTGCCTTCCTTCTCGTCCAGCACGGTAATGCTTCCTGTTTTTCCCGGATCGATACCAATAAAAACCATTATGCACCCCACCCAAAGAAATCGTCCCAAAAAGAATCAGTAGCCATAGAAGCCAAACCATATTCTTGGATCACTTTTGCAAAGTATTCCTTGTTGAAGTCATCGGGCTTATACTTGATATCAAGAACTTCGCCACCGAACGGCAGCTCAACGAGCTTTCTTGTAAACGCGATAACATCAGGACTGACGTCGATCAGGGCCTTTTTCATCCCGCTCTTGAGTTCGCCTTTCAGATACTTGATAGCGGTAGTCTCACCGATCCCCTTCAAGAGTTTAACATTGTCTGTCGTACACCCTGCAATAGCCTTCACTTCAACCCACATGGACGGATCGAGCTCAAAAATTTTCTGAAACTTCAATACCGTCATCAAAGACGGAAATTTATCAGATGAGCGGCTCGGGCTGAGGATCGTGACGTTTCCTTTAAGACACTGATACAAGTCAGCATCCTCAGAGTAAATTACAACAGGGAGCTTCTTTTCGTTGATGCAGATAGAAGCAATGATGTCATCAGCTTCGAGGCCCTCGTACTGCACCACATTGTTGAACCCCATTTTTGGGAGAATGACAGTCTGTAATTTTTCAAAAAACGGAAAGCAGGCAATCAGGTCTTCATTTTTGATGCGATTCGCTTTGTACTCAGGGTAAAGTTCCTTGCGTTTCGATTCTTTTGAATCGAGGCAGAAATAAATGCGATTCGTATTTGCGTAGTAATGCGCATATTTCAGCTTCTGAAAGAATCTGTACAGAATAGCTCCGTGAAACTCTTTCGTGTTCTCCATATTGTAAGTTTTTCGCGCCCAAAAGAAGGCACCATAAAGAACACCACGAACATCAACGAGAAGTTTTGCCGCATTTTCAGGAGCTTCGATTTTCTTCATGTTTATAATCCTCTGTTATGTAGTGTCGAAACAAGTTTTTTAACTGAGAGCGACACGATTCGCGCCTTGTTAAGTATGGTATTCGGAACCATAGTTGTAAGGTTCGAGTATGCACGCTCCCTTTCATTTTTGATGGAAAGAGCTCTCACCCAAGCTTCGTCGGTAAGTCCCGAATCCCGCTTATACTTTAGGTACACGTTATTACGAAGTGCAACCTCCCTCAAGTCATCCACTGTCATAGAGGGATTAACTTGATTGAGATCAAGCTCAACGTGGTAGATATCGTCTACCTCTTTTCTGTGTCTTTTCATTCTTCGTAAATAGCATGTTCTTCGTCTTCGTCGCTGCACACGCCGCTTCCCTTTGCCTTTAAGTATGCGGCATGTTCTTCGATCTCTTTGTCGAGTTTCTGCTTAAGCTCTGTAAAATCGAATTCGTCAACCTCTGCGGTGACTTCCATCGTAATACATTCGTAAGCTCTTACTCTGACCGTACGTTTGTAGCCGATCTCCATTCTCAAACCTCAATAGGGGAGGGAACACCTCCCCTATAAGTTATTGATTACAAATCAAACTCGTCATCGCCAAAGGGGTCAATATCGTCAGATTCTTCCGAATCTTCGGATTTGGCTTCTTCGACTTCCGGCTCGGGCTCGGGCTCCGGCTCCACCTTCTTGGCGGGTTTGCGCTTGACTTCCGCTTTCTTTTTCGGCTCGGGCTCGGGCTCGGGCTCCTCTTCAACCTCTCCCTTCACTTCTTCCTCCATCTCTTCGAGATCGTCGATTTCTTCGGCCTCCGGCTCCGGCTCCGGATTCTTTTTGGGGCCGCAGTCAATCTCATCAAGCGTCTCGTTCGACAGTTCAAGACTTTCGAACTCCTCTTCCTCCGCTTCCGTGGCGCTGGCATCCTTCATATCAAAGGCCGACCGAAGTTCATCGGCTGTAGCCGGGGGAGGGATGAGCATGTCGATATCCGCAATGCGGGGAATGACGGCTTCGGGGATCGGAGAAGATTTCTCTTTCCACAGAAGATTCACGCGGGTAAACTGCATGAACGACGCATCCCCAGTGCCGCTCCCGCCAGCAATGGAAGCCTTATTACACCGGATATTCATCCAGTATCCATCGACAAGATCGTCAAACATGTAAATCTTGTCTGCATAAGGTGCATTTGCCTTAATGGCAGCTTCGCCCTTGATCTCTTTCATGATGCTTTCCCACCCGGCGAAAGCGCCTCCGCGCACAACTCGAACCTCAAGACGATTCTTTCCGTCCTTGCCCGGAACTTTGAAAAGCGCGTTGAAAAGGGCGAGTTCCTTTGCCTTGTACTTCGTGGCCGGGCTGCCCTTCTTGCTACGCTCGTCTTTGGCATACGAGCGATACTTTTCACACAGCGGGCAAGTATGCCCATACGTTTCCGGACACACCTTTACCGCCCGATTCGGGAGGAAATGGATTTTCACTTTCCGCACAATAGCGAAATGCCCGACTTCCTCTTCCGCAATATTGTCTTTCTTCCCCACCATAAAGGGGAGAATGTGCATCGTGACTTCCGTATCTTCGGAAGGCCACCACAGTTTATTCCCTTCCGGAAGATTTTCGGTGAGGAGAAATTCCCGAGATTCTCCGCTGACCGCTTCTTTGTTTTTTGCAAGACGCCGTTCACGTTCGGCTCTCAGCCTTTCAAGAAAAGTTTGCGCGTTACCCATTATTTGTCCTCCTTGTTGTAGATATTTTTCATACATTCAAGCACGGAACGTGCTTTTTCCAGTCGACACGAAGCGTTCATATACTCGATGTACAGCTCCTCATTTTCCACAATGGACATCGTTCTGATCTGCTCTTCCGTGTACTTCTCCCCGGCTGCTTTCTTTGCGTAGAGTTTCAAGCGTGTTTTGTGCTTGGCGATCTCATACTCAGCCGTTGCTTTCATGCTCTTCTCAAGCGCATTTACGTACTTTTCTGTGTACTGTACGTATTCTTCTTTTGTGCAAATACTCGACATTGCCGCCTCCTTGTGTTGGTTGTGGTTTAACCTAATATAGCAGTCGTTTTTAACTTTACAAGTACCCTAAACGGAAAATTACTAAATTAATGTATCCCGGAAACCGACGAAAATGGGGAAGCGCAAACTGGCAGCGCCATGCGCGTCGGTTGTCTCTTCAAAATATTTAACCGTAATTGTTCTTCCGACGTACTTCTCTTCATTTTTCAAAAACTCGATACGCTGCTCGGCGGTGAACCCGCTGCCGACTGATACCGGATTACCCTTGTGGCGAATCACAAAGGCCCCCAAACATTTTACAGGCACCATGCGCCCATTCATGTCCATCATGTTCATTTCAGTTGCAATCGTATCTTCAATGACGTATTCCGCACTCACAAACTTTTTGACCTTCAAAAGATCGGAAGTGCGCCCCGCCAGATAAGGCTGATTCGCCCTGAGAATCAGGCCTTCATATCCTCTTTTTTCAACAATGCACTGTGCCTTCGTAAAGTTATACGGGGTGTATCTTACCGCTCCGACTACGCTTACGGACGGAGACAGGCCCTCGAATCTTTTCCTGATGAAGTTCAGCCTATCTTCATACTTCGGGCTTTCAACACACCCCATAAACTCCGGGTAAGTCAGGTAGTCGAAGACTTTATAATGCGCATTTTCCATATCATAATTTTTGCGCTTGATCTGCGATACCGCTTCTTTAAAGTTTTCTCTTCCCTCGTCATCAATTACGCACAGTTCGCCATCTAGTACACAGTCTCTGTGGAAATTGGCAAAATTCTGCAATTCACGCTTGAGAGTGCCGAGAGAAGTAAATTCGTTACCGATTCTCGAGAAAAATCTTATGTCATGATCTTTAATGACGGTGATACAGCGGACGCCATCCAGCTTGCGCAAAATGAGATATTCTTCCTTGGAAATCCTATCTCTATACTTTTCGTTTTTATTGATATCGAATGCAAGGGCCACCTTAAATTCAGGAATCAGGCCTGTAAGCACTTCATTGATAGTCGCACTGTCGATCCCGATCTTCAAATTACGGTTAAAAATATCCACAAAGATACTTCGAATAGAGGCAAGATCATATTCGGGCTGAAATGCGACAACCGCGGATGCCGCGGTTTCGATATAATACTTTACGGCAGACAGCGCATTATTTCCAGTAAGCTTGCGCTCTGCAAGCATCCTAAACAACATAAAGATATCAGTACATTTGTAGTCTGAGCAGTTATGTGTAATTGCCTGATTTCCTGTGATTCCAAATGTAATGTATGGATTATACATGTACGAAAGAAACAACTTTATATCTTCATCATGCGAAAATGCACTCAGGAAGTTTCTTTTGTCATTTCGCTTATTTGATGCAGTGATGCCCTTGATAAAATGCACAATCTTTACTTCAATAGACATTTTTCCATATCCTTGTCTGTTCAAAATTTTCGATAACTATAATTTTATCTTCAATGGTCATTTTTCTACACACTAAAAACATAGCATACAGATGATGCGGCAGCATGGGCAAGTAATGTGCCGTGTTGGCTTTTACAATTGCATGCCACTTAGCATAACTGAATTTCTTACACACGTTATAGTCATACTCGTTTATCCGTTTCAGCACGCCCAAGTCGTCTAAAACGTCGCAAGCAGTTTCGTGTATAAAATCTACAACAAGGTTTATACGATGCTCCCGCAATAAAATGTTCAACTCTTTTACAGACATGTAAAGTGCGCTGATATCTGTTTTCTTTGACATACTGTTCACGTATCAATTGATACTTCCTGATTGAGCTGTAAAGAAGCGTTTACCGATCTCTTTATGTCATCGATGTCTGAATGTGAATTGTATATAGCATCATAGATAATCTGTGCGATGAGGTTGCCGACTACATCGGCAACTTCAAGTGATGACGTACTTGTATCCATACTACACTTCAAGAGCAAATGCAATCTGCATAGGAAGTGCAGCGTCGGAGCAATCATAGTGCGGCGCAGAGAATACTTCGATCAGCGTGGCAAACCGCATCCGATCTTTCATGGTTGTGCTTTTCAAAATACAAGAGCGCAAATAACCTAAAATAGCTTGACGGGCAGATTCTCCCTGCCCTTTGTACTTTGCGCAAAAAGCGGCTACTTTTTCCCATTCATTCTGCTTCTTGCCGACAATGATCCGGCAGATTTCGATTGTATCAACTTTCAGCTCCTCACCCATGCCTCCGCACATCGAAATTGCATTGTCAGCATTCATGCCGTTAAGTATATAGTTTTCAAGAATCTGTAATGACACACGCGTATTTCCGTCAGAAGCTCTTGCGATCTTAATAACGTCTTTGTCATCAATCTTGATACCCTCAGCCTTGATAACCCGGTTAAGATTATCGTAAATGGACTTGTTTGACATTGGATTAATAGTAATAATCTTACATCTGCTCCTCAGAGCCTTACCCAAAGCGTCAGGTTCCGTAGTCGCAAAAATGATAATCGTCTGAGGAGGGGTATCCTCACATTTCTTAAGAAGCGCTTCCTGCGCGGGCTTCAATAATTGGTGAGATTCGTCAAGGAGGAAGATACGCGCCTGCGCTTCTTTGCCGATCGGCCGCGTACCCATCATGTCACACAGTTCTCTGATCCTGTCAATGCCGCGGTCTTTTGACGCATCCATAACCGTAAAGTTTGAGTGGTTAGGATCACATCCAATCGCCCTCGCAAATACAGTAGCGAGGGTAGTCTTGCCGCAGCCGGAAGCCCCGCCAAAGAGAAATACTTTCGGGCGATCTTCGGGATTCTGAGCAACAATCGCCTTCATGAGCTTTACTGCGTTCGGCTGACCGACAATCTCATCAAATGTTTTCGGACGATACTTCAAATACAGTGACATATTATTCCCTTTCAGTTGGTTTAGTAGTTGCAAACAAACACTTCTTGTGTAATGTCATCTTCTTTTCTTTTCACACGGTAACTTCCAGCGTAAGCGTCCTTGCTTATAAAGTGTACTGTGTACTTATTCATCCAGTCAGCTAACACATGATTAAACTTCCCTTTGTACCGGACTACATTTGATAACCCGAACCGCACTCCTGCGGCATTAAGTTTGTCAAGCGTAGAGTATAACAGGTACTCATTACTGTAACTCCACAATTTATTGTACTCCGCAGACGTAATCATGTATGGGGGATCGCAGTATACAAAATCATTTTTATCCATGTGTTCTATTTGCGGCATAGCTTCATTGAATGGCATAGCCGTAAACAGTACATGTTTATTTACAATAGTGTCAATAAACTCTTTTAGCGCCTCACGGCGTTTTGGGTTTAGATTGTTATTCTGTTTACCCGCAGGGGTATTAAATTCCCCATCAGAATTGAACCGTACAACGCTGTTATACGCATATGCAATTAACACGAATAGCATAACGGCGCTGTCAAACTCAGTCTCTCTCCGCGTTGCCACTATAAAGTTGTAATCATCTCTTAGTTTATTGTATGATTCCACACTTAAAGTATCAATGGCATATCTAGAAATAACCTCATCTACACTATGTGTAAACAGTGAAGTCCGGGCAATGCGCATGTGGTTATACATACAGATCAGCTGCCTGCATATATCATTTGCAACATATTTTTCCGCTTTTGTATTGAGTGTGATGGCTAGTCCACCACAAAACATATCATACAGCGTACATATATTATCAGGGAATAAGGGAAGTAAAAAGGATAACAGTTTATCCTTAGACCCTGTATATGTCATCGGTGAGTGTATAAAGTTATCAGCTTGCATGCGTAATTTCTCCATAACTTGTCATGTGAGCCCATGTACCGCCTACTTCGCTGATATCCGCATCCGCAGTAATCGGATACAGCAGCCACGGCCAACGCTTGCGTACTGCTGCCTGACTGTCAAGATACAGATCAAAAACAGTCTGTTGCTCCGAAGGGAGTAAGTCCAAAACGATACTGTCATGAATCTGACATACTATTTTTGATTCTAACTTATAGTAAGTCATTCGCTTCTGCAACTCAATAAGCGTCAGTAGAAGCAGGTGAAACGTAGACCCCTGAATAATCGTATTCATAGCCTGTGTCTTTGTCATCGCGGCAACCACACGGAATCCGGTTGGGTAATCTAAGTATCCCTGTTTTTTGTACAAATCCCATATAGCTTCTTTCCATGCACCGTACTCCTTAAAGAGAGTATTCCAATACCAATCGAATACCCTTTCCGTATGCTGGAGACAGGTGTCATAGTCGACTACGCCTAACTTGGCCATATGGTCTTTCAGCTTTTCGCCTGTCGGAAGTGTGAAATTCGATTCTTCGATATATTCCCATAGCGAAGCAGCCATCGAGGATGCACCTGCTCCGTAAAATGAAGCAAACACAAATCTTCCCTTTACGGAAGATCGCAACTCCTTACACAGTTCATTGTCATTGAGCTTATAAAACTCTTTCTCAACGAATGTATGCATGTCGATCGTCTTGTCGTGCAGGAATTGCAACATCTGCTTATCACGGTGCAGACAGCAGCCAACACTAACCTCAGCAGACTGCAAGTCGATTTCAGCCAGCATCCTATTTGGGCTTCTAGGTATAAACCCATTTCTTACGATTTCTTTAATCAACTTATTGTGCTTCGGAACCTGTTGCAGGTTCGGAGAATCACATGACGACCGATAGGTTCTTACAGTGTGAAGGTTGATATTTGGATGCACAAACCCATTCATGTCCGCACCAAGCATGATGGGGGTAATAAGGCTTCCCCACATTTTACCGAACTGCTTATATCTGCTGAATGGGTTACTGAACTCATAGGGCAGTTTTTCAATGACGGAAGCATCTGCCGACTTGCCGCCCTTGTCCGTGATTTTGAATTTATCGAAATGGATATCGTGTTCAAGCACGGCCTTCAACTGCTCGTTTGAATCAAGATTGGTCTTAGCCCCATACCTCTCATGCCAGCATCTTCCGATCTCCGACTGAGTGAGTATCTGAGTGCGTAACCGCTTGATTTCTTCTTGGATAACGGGCTTCTGTCTCTCGTAGTAGTCCCTGTCAATTTTAAATCCATTGACAGATACTTGAGTAAGGGCCTCTTCACCCATCATCACAAGCTTAAAGGCATCCATTGTAGTTGGCGTAATCATTATTCGCTCTCGCTTTCAATCGGGAAAGTACCGTAAAAATTTTTAAGCATTTCATACAGTTTAAAAAATGTACGAAACTCTACAAGACTATCGATTGCGTTGTATGTAAGAAGCTGCCTGATCGGTATTGATGCAACCCTGTTCAAGGCATATTCTCCGTACAGCTTCTTATCCTGCTTACTCGGCTCTAAGTAAGATTCAATATGGCCATTCCATACGGAACATCCGGTAAGCATAGGGCCGATAAACTTAATCGACAGCCACTTTACGTCTCTGTTGTCAAGAACATGGGCTAGCAACATGGTATCAGCGATCAGTCTTCTTGGCATTACTTTCAATTTAACCATAGTCCACATGCGTTCAAACGCACTGTTGTGTGCTATCTTCCTGATATGCTTTGTGGCCCAATACTCACGCATAAGAGAATACGTTGTATCATCTATCTTAAACGCATATGAGTTATCGCGATCTTCGCATACCGCACAACTGTACAATTTGGCAGCGGGATTATACGGTTTCAGACAGTTAGTCTCGTAGTCAAGAGCGGAAAACCGTTCTGTTTTGTCATTTATGCGGTCTCGCAGCCACATGGCGGCCTCTTTAGGTTCAAGCAGGCGTACACACTTGTTTTCCGGCGTGTACGTGTCAGGCGGCTTGGCAAGGCTTTTAATAGCCATATGTACGTCGCGCTCGATAATGAACTCCTCGATCGTCTTATACTTTGCCGAACCCGGATGGGGGGTGTACGTAAACATCATGTTACAGCCAAGTTCACGATTAGGATGCACCCAACCGTGAACTCGGTCAAGGAAAATACCGTCTTCAATGATGTAAGACAGCAGCATCTTAGCTGTAAATTCACCAAAACCGATCACGAGTACCGGCTTAAGCCTCTTTATTGTCTTGATGAGGTTTGGCTTGCAGTGAATGGCATGTTGCTCTTCTTTGTACTCGGAATAACACTGAATGGTGGAAGTCATCCATATGTCATCCGTCGTAATGCCATACTTGTACAGCAGATCACGAACGTAAGTGTAACGACTTCCGCAAAAGTACGTTTTTGTAGTCTGCTGAATTGCGTCTTGGGCATCGAACACAATCAGAATTTTCTTATGGCCATGTCCTGCCAATTGCAGCCGTGAACCACAATCTAGTCTGCAAGCAGAGCAATTAGAGTTTTCATACTCCGGTACAATGTGCGGAAGGTCGAGCATTTTTATTCCTCAAACAAACAAGCCATACAGGTATACATCGGCGCTGTGCCGACAATCCTACTTGAATCAACTCTGAACACCTCGACAAGCTTAACCATGTCGGAAAGCAGTTTCAACAGAACGGTGAATCTTACGTGCTCTTTGCATTGCACATTCGCAACCCGTTCACGGAACGTACTCCCATCCTCCCTCCGGGCAAGGATGGTAAGAACTCCCTTTTCAATGTCGATCGTCACCCTCTTGACTTTGGCATCCCTCCCGCTGAAAGGATTGCACCTGTCAAGCACCTGATCGAAATCAGGAGGAAAGCGGAATTCTGCTGACTGAGGAAGTTCAAGGGCCTCATCTGCGCCGTTGATCGGAAAGTTTGCGTCTGAGCGTGTTCTCGTACTGTAAATGCGCATTTCGTCATCATAGAGATGCACGTAGCCGTCAGAGATATAATACCTCTTCGGACACATTTTGTTTACAAAACCGATACACTCAGGAGAAATGAATGTCATTCCGTCAAATAGACTTTTCGCTTCTTCTCCCATAAAGAATCTTGCCGCCCGTACATTGGACAAGGCGTACATTGCTCCGTCATGAATTACGCAGCGGCTGTATGCTTCTTTCGTGCCATCAGTTGCGAATCCTGTAAAGTTCAAGGCAGTCGCAAACGTCTCTGGAAGACGCTTGAAGTCATTCACGTTCAGATGGATAAGAGATTCATCATAAATGATATCTTCACGCACCGCAAACTCGGCTACGGAATTCTTGCCTTTGATCTTGAGATTCCCATTGTGCATACCGATAATGACTTCTTTATCGTTCATCTTACGAATGAAGTCATACAGCAGTTGCAGTTCCACCGCACAGTTCTTGACGTCCGTAACCAAAGGAACGCTCACGCCTACGGAATCATTACTGCAACAAATACGATTATTGCAGAACACAGCATACGTAGACGCTTCCGCAAGCTCGGAAGGCGTAACGTTGTCTTTAAGGCATTGAATGGCCTCGTAAAACGTTTTTCTGTTAAGTGTCGTAGCCATCAGTTAATCTTCGCTTTCAAATTGATGTTGTAAACCTCGTCACCCGGATGATCTTCGCACTTGATAAGGATACGGACATTCGGATGAGTGAACAGCTTCACCATAGCGTCAAACGTGCGCGTAATGCGGTTGGGGACGCACTTATGGATGCCCTTATACATTGAACATGCTTTGGCTCTCCACTCGGAAGCGTCCACTTTGCCGTCAAATTCCGTAAACAGAGTAGCGGCAATGCAGTCTTCATACGTCGCATTGGCAAGGCGCTTGCTTGCGGATTCTTCGGCAAGCTTGCGCTGATCGAACGGTACGAAATCAAGCTCTTCAACCATGAACTTACGAAGTTCCGGTTCGATGTTGATGAAATCAGTTTCGAGAATCTGATCGTAAGTGCCTTTAATTGTAGCGACAATGAAATCTTCATCTTTCGTTACAACACCGTCGATCTCGCCCTCTTCAAGATTGAACTCCTTAGCGATCGCCTTAAATACGGCAATAACTTTATCTTTACGCGACATGCCTTTCAGCGTAAAAGCCGTCTTTACCCTTTTCCTGCTCGGATCGAGTTCCTGAATTTTCTTTTCAAGCTCTTCGATCTGCGGGCGGTACTTCTCACGAATTTTGTCCATTTCCTTCGCGTTTGCGGCCTTTTTGAGCGCGCTTGTATAGTTTCCCTTGAAGCTGTTCAAAGAACGCTTAAGCGCCGCCAGTTGCTCGTTACTCGCCATTACTGTTTTCTCCTGTTGGTTAGTTGGGTTTACCACTTAAAATAGCACATGAATTTTCAAATGCAATAGTTAAAAGTTAAAAAGTTAAAATTACTTGCTAAACTGCAAAGGCTTGGGCGGCTCCCTAAAAACGATCCTCGAGCATATCCAAGGAGTACCAAGTGCAAGGCAGCCGTAACACTCGGCTTGCATGGATTCGTCAAACGGATGCTCGCGCTTTAGGAGGGCTGCAATTCTCGTAATTCCGTTTTTCCGCTCTTCCGGAGTGCAGTTTATTGCAAAAGCTGCCGATACCTCGTCAAAGCATCGTTTATCCAAGGAGAACGACCGAATCGTTAAATCCTCAAAATTAAATGATGTGCTGTTTGACTGCATTGCAGTTATGACGAGACAGTCGAACATCTCGGGGTCTGCCTCTGCCCGCATAGTTTGCCAGATGTAATGAGTGCTTTCACGCTCATCCCCCTTCTCCTGTGCAAGAATACCGGCGTAGTCGTAGGCGATTACGTCAGGGTGATCCCATCCATATTTCTTGCACACACTCCTGATGATAGCCCTTCTCTTTGCCACGGTAAGGGTTCCTGACGGGGCGTGTTCGATATGCAAAACACCTTTGTTTCCTGACGCTAGCCACTTATCCCGCAGCCGCTGCACCATACCACTGTCGAGAATGGGGCGTCTCACTTTCCTATACGTAATTGCAAAATCGTATGATTCTTTATCCTGACTTGAATTTGCACATTTCGTACATGGCTTGTACTCTTTATTATCATCTTTGATATATGAATCTACTTCCTTAAATTCATTGAGCAGATTACCGGAACCTTCCCGGTTCATGCACATCCCCATCTGATTCCTTTTGCAGTCAAGATATGGGATACGCTGCATGTCTTGGTAATACTTATTTGCAGTCGTGCGGGCGTCTGCTTGCCACACCCGCATAATCATCTGATTCTGTGTCATGTCCCCTGCCGAAAACAGAATCACACGCTTGCCCTGATTTCTCGCATATCGGCACAGCTCCATGATATTATATGTTTTTCCTGACTTCATTCTGCCTACAAATGTTATGAATCCCCCACGCACCAGCGTATTATTCATAACTTTACCGAGCGCTCCCGGAAGCGTAATTATCTGTTCGTAAGTTTCGTTTACCGTAGATTCGATATCCGAATCAGACAGAGCGTAAATATCGGTTCCGGATACTTTCCCCCGATCAAATGATTCGCACTTGGCAAGAAGAGACTTAGCTTCTTCTATTCTTCCTTCGTTTGTAAGTTCCTGCGCTTCCTTACTTACAAGGTTAATGGCCGTTGCTTGAAAGTAGTTGAATGTTTCGGATATTTCAAAGTCAATATCCGTACACTCTTTTTCGTTTGCAAACGATTCTACAATAAGTTTTAATTCGGCCCTGTCATCGGCCGACAACTTATTCAACGCGGAAGCATTGTCTAAAAAGCGATTTAACTTGTCTTTAGGTGCTTGCTTGAACTTTTTATAGTAAGCAAGACACAACTTTGCAAACAAAGAATAGTATTTACCAGACAGCAATCCTCTTTGGTACACGCATGATATTTCGTCAATATAAGCGTCAGAAGTTGCTAATAGATAACAAATTCTATTCTCAAACTCATTCGATACGTCTTCAAGTTCCATATAGGTATACTCACTGTCTTATGACGTGCAGTTGAGATGTAATCTCACCGAGTCTCATTGCAATTTTAGGCTGTGTCGGAAGATCGATGCTTGTGAGAAACAGCACTTTCCCACAACTGTACAAACTGTTAATTAGATTGTATATGACATCATACATGTACGAATTGGAACTGTCAAAGTCATCTATAAATACACAGTCTGATCTTAGTATGTACGCTTTTTTTGACTGGTATGCTTTAATATCCATTCTCAAGTCAACCATAAAATCAGACCAGTCAACATAAGTACACGCTGCCCCCTTACTGAGATAATACTTCATCCAAGCTACAAGGAGCCAAGTCTTGCCTACACCTGAATCACCAAAAATGTATAAACCCTTCTCCCCATTCTGTACTTCCCTCCCGCTTGGGAAAGCGAGATGTTCTTTCTGTAATCTGGCTTCATGATATCTGATTGGAACGTGCTGCGATTCTAAGTGCTTAGAAATCATAGCTTTGTTTACTGCGCGTACCTCTTCGACACAGGCAGCTTGGCACTTCGGGCATAATTCAGTCTGCTGACCTGATGATACCCCTAAAAGCACGTACTGCTTTAAAGTAGAACCACAGATGTTGCATTTCATTTTAAAGGTTTCAGTGTAAGAGTTTCGATACTGTAATATCTGCACACCGTCGGATCAGCAGTACCCGAAAATATCGTATTAACCATATCGTCGCGCACAACCATCTCCAACGAGAACCGCGGATTCTTAACCCATACAGAACTGGAAAGCTTACCGATAAAGCGATTTATGGTATCTTCATCAAACTTTGAAAAATATACCTCAAATGCTCTCATCTTTTTGCCATATGGCATACGTAAAGGCATTTGAACAGACGACTTTATCCTGCTTAATATCTTGGAAGCCGCTGATTCTTCATCATTAAATTCTGAATCTTCATTTCCATAATCTAAATTAAGCGTTCTCATCTTCCGTGCTGTCGAATTTCGTTTTTCCAGAAAGGTATTTGTAGACTGATACGGCACTGATTCCGAACTTCTCACCAAGCGCCTTATACGACCATCCTGCCTTTCTAAGTTCTTGGATTCTTTTAAACTCCTGCTCTCCGATCATTTTATTGCGCCCCATAACTCATTACTCCCTTATCATATTCTTCCTGCATCTTGGTTGCATACCGCTTAATCCAGTCGGCATACATACCGCCTACATTAATTCCTGATATCATACGTAAAAGTATATGCTCTACACGCTTACGTTTTACTTTTGTTTTAAATTTTTTATATTTTCTCTTCCTGTTCGATTCAAATGCATCACACAGTTCCCTGTACCACTGACAATTAAATGCAACCGCCACACGAATACAAGCCCCCACATTGGCTGGTTCATCTTGAGGGACAAGTATCACTTCAAGATGATTCGACTGTAATTCGTACAGCATTTCACATAAAACAGCTTTTGTACACATCAGAAATTACGTTTAAATTTCGGCCTTTGGTACTGAGGAAAAATACCACGACAGGCTTCGCTTGCGATTTTCTTTGTATCTGCATTGAATCCGGTCGTGTCGATAATCCACTTGAAGTAAGATACTGGAACTTCCGCGAGGGGGACCCCCTTGTATTTTCCGTATCCCAATACGGCTACTTTCCGTTTCGGATCGAAAGTGAACATCCCTTTAAAATCGATCTTTAGCGGGATCGCTTCCGACACCTTAAGAAACATTTTGAGGTCATCTCCATGTTCGATGATCATGTTTTCAAACACATTGATCGTAGCCTTGATGTCAGCCACGGCATCGTGCGCATCTTCAAATTCGTAACCGCAGTAATGCACGTGTGCAGCTTTCAGCGTTCTTTTTCCTTTCCCTGCCGGGCCGTAAAAATGCGTGAAAAGCTTATAGCCATCCAGCACTCCGGCACACTCAGGAACTTTAAGCCCGCGTCTTTTGAACTCATTCATAAACATCGGGATATCGAACTTGAAGTTGTTGTATCCTGCCCAAATGGCACCATGTGCCATGCGGTAAAGTTTATCAGAAAAAGCATCGAAAGCAGCATACTGCTTGGCTTCTTCATTCGTGATGCCGTGAACTCTACTTGCTCCTTCTGAAATTTCGATTTCAGGATTGCACTTAAAGGTAAACTCGGCAGGCGCATGATTCGGCGTCGTCCTGATACCTGCAAACTGTACAATCCTGTCTTCCTCAGGATCAACCCCTGTGGTTTCCAAATCAAAAAACAAAATAGGGACGCCAAACATTTGGTTTCTCCATGCTTGAAATAAGTTAATAATGTAATATAACATGAATTTAACTTATTTCAAGCCCATAAATTAATAATTTCCGCTCTTAATTTTCCCTGTGCTGATCCTCTAAAACTTCATTGATTTTCTGTATAACCATATTGGGTGTAATGGTTTGTGTACACATAAAACGTTTTTGTGAAAGACGTTGATACTCCGCTTCGCTTTCGGAATCTGAAACTTTGAGTGCCTTCAACCTATCGTCGATACGCGGACACCACATGTAATCATGGCGAGAAAACTGAATTCTCGTGTCATTCCAGCATCCGATGCACTCACACATTGTATTGATTACACGATACTTTGTGTAAAATTCTGCATACGGCAGACTGAAACCGCTAGTCATGACGACAGGAACTCCGCTGCACCATGCAAGCCACGAAAGCCCACTTGCCATGCCGATGAACATCTCAGCGCCCTTAAGCACGTCAACTCTTGACTGCAAAGAAAGGTCTCCGGTCATGTCAATCACGCCGTTCGGCATGTAGTAGTATAGGGGGGCGATCCCACATACATCAGATTTGTCGATGCACACAACTGCATACTGCAAAGAATGTAGGTACTTGACCACCTTCTTCCAGCCGATCGGATTATTCCAAAACTTGTTCGCCTTACTGCCGGAATATGAGATACACACATACTTTTTACCGGCCAGTGGATTCGTACCTGTATCTCTAAGCTCAAGGTGCCGGGTTTCCTCGTTGCGGATTCCTAAAATGTTTTTGGCCTGTTCATGGAGGCCGTCAAGCCTGAAATCATACGGTTGCCAAAATTTACTGTATGATTCATCGAAAAACAAACCCAAGTAGTAGGTAGCATATGGAGTGTAATTGCGTTTATCCTCAAGTTTAATTACTTTGATCTGCTCTGAATCCTTAAGCAGTTCATAGATATCGTTATTCACGACGCACACACACTTACATTTGTGCTTTCTTTCAAAGGCAGGAACGGCGGACAACCATGCAAGAGAATCTCCAAGCGTCCTTACGCTGCACATAATCATAACTGTTTTATCAGTAAGATCAAGCGTCTCCCGGAATACACCATGCTTCCCGGTTATCGTAACCGTGTAGTCCATGTAATACTTAAAAGGAAAGCTCCACTTGCATCCGGCGGCAAGTGGTATGTCGCACAATACGTCACCTGCGGATGTTTCGATATGAATGTTAAACATATCGTCGCTGTCGCTCGGGGAATGGCAGCGAAATCCGTAGTTGAAATCATATTTGATTCCGGTAACTTTGTCTTCAAACAAAGGAACTTCCGGCAGTACGCCCCAACTTTCAGCCCATATTTCCGATCCCTGCATACTTCCTCCTTATTGTATAAGTGCTTTGATATCTTCTATTTCTGATTGACTGCAACTGTTTATGTCTTTTGCCGACACCCTGACGATAGCCACTTTTACACGATGCTTAATCGCACTGGCCAACGATTCCGCACCGAGTTTTCCAGCTTTATCATTGTCATAAGCGATATACACTTTATCGTATGCACAAAGAGATTCAGCCTGGCTTCTGCTCCACTTGACACCGAAGGTGTGTACGGCCCCTGCGCCGATGCTGAGAGCGTCAAACACTCCCTCACACACAATTACTTTACTGTAAGGTACGTAATCTTCCCCATACAAGACATCTTTGTGCATTATCCGTTCATACTCAGGATAAGCAGTCATATACTTTACCTTGCAACTGTCTGTGTAATCCCTGCATTGATAAGATACAGGTATCCCATTATGGATCAACGGAAACACGATCCTCCCTGCAAACATTCCGGTAAGTTCTCCGTCAGGTTTCGGCATTACGAATTCGTTATCCGTATATGTAATGCCGCGGCAGTTTACCATGTTTACAAATTCGCCTAACTGCATCCATTTAAATCTCCTCCTCAAATATATGAAAGGAATTTTGGCTTTCAATATATTTCCCGACGAAGGAACTTTAAACTCAAATGCCAACGAACATACTTTGGCGGGATCATCGTTACGCTCACTTTTCGATCTGCATATGTACCTCCGTACAATCGATTTAGATTCCGATGCTCCGCAGTGGAGCAACTCATGGATTACAGAATTTATGTTGTGAGTTCCGCACCGGAAACATGTTGCCTTACCGTCATCTGTGAGACCCAAATGAAAATCATTATCACCACAGTAAGGGCAGCATACATTGGCCCACTCTTTACGTAGTTTGTAAGGAATGTGGTTATCTTCCAGAAGCTGTACAATCCCGTTTATCATGTTACTAAAATTTTTGCGTAATAAATTCAGGGCCGAATGGTAACGTAGAGATCATATTACAAAACATCCTCCACTCACTGAGTTTATGATTCTTTCTTTGCTCATACACCGTTCGCAACTGCAAATAATTTGTAGAGATATGTGCAGTCAGCAGCATTCCCATAGGACACGAATACGAAAGTTCTTCGTCATCGTTCACATCTGAAAATACGTCGTCATCGAAAAACTCATTCTGTATCACGGTTGATACTTTAGGGTGAAACATATATTCATCTTTGGCAGCTCTCATAGCCTTGAGTTTGTGCATTTTTGACATAGAAGACACGTTTTGAATAAAATGATACCTTCCACATTGCAGCCACCACACGTTAGAGGCTGTAACATCCATCGTCACAAGGATGCCGGACAGAAAGTTACAATGCCCGGAATTAGAATGAGTTTGGCACAGGCGAATGGCTCTCTGAATATGCTTATTAGGGGCTTGACCTTTCATGCTGTAATAGGTTTCGATCCATTCCTTTACATCAGATACTTCGTCCATTACCCTGCAAGGGTCGTATTCGGTGAGCATGGGGTACCCGCTAGCAACGATTGCTTTCTCGAAATTGTACACACTGATATTACTGATATTCATACTGCACCTTTACTTGTCAAGTTTAGCGATCACTACGGAAAGAAACCACTTACCATCTACAATTTTGCACTTCAAATCGATACATACACCGTCCTCTGTAAGAAGAGAATCAGGCTGCTTCTGAGGTTTCGCACCATATCTATTAACATAATACGCTCCCATCTCGGAATACTCAGCGTAGCAGTCTGCACCATCAACGCATAACTTAGTAATGGATGCATATTTCAGTCTTCCATTTACAGGACGAAACGTAATCATAGTAACAGCATCATACCAGTAAATGTAGGCGTCTCCTTTCAAGTTATGTTTGTACTCCGGTTTCGGTACAAACTCTTCACCGATGATGTGCCCGCATACGTTTACATTGCTTTTTGGTTTCTCGACTACTGGTTCTTCGTGCTTGACTTCCTTTTGCCGCTCGGGAAAAGCATAATGGATTCCGATAGCACCGAGTATCGCCACCAAAATAATCAATGCAATAGCACACCAGTTAACGATGACAAGCTTCCCATTGTCTTCCATTTCAACATCCTCCGGTTAATAGGTTTACCAATAATTCTTTTTTGTGTGGAGCCCTACCATCAAGGACTTCCGTCGTTATCTTCTTTTTTCTATCCAAAGTACGGACAAGCATTTCGTCGATGCTGTCATACACCACAAGGAACGAAACATTCACACGCTCTTTCTGTCCGTTCCGATCTAGACGAGCGATAAGCTGATCGATGTCCGCGGGAGACCACGGCAGTTCACATATCGCCATATGGCTGCACACGTTTTGAAGGCCGTCCACCCCTTCTTTCATAGATTGTATGTTACATATCAGCATCCTTTTTTGTTTGTTGGTTTTAAACTCGGTAAGAAGTTTGTCTTTTTGTTTTGCCGACGCATCCCCATTGATGAGTACAGCAGACCTCTCAAATTCACGATACAGCGCATTTCCGCACAGTTCTTTGTGAATGCAACCTACCACAATCTTTTCATCGGTTTCATTCATGAAATCTTTAAGCCATTCTACAATATACGGTAATTTTAATCGTATCGCCTCCTGTAAGTATTTCTCAAAAGACTGTCGAACTTTAAACATGGCGGCCCCACGCTGTTTACCGGTCTGTTTCTTCATCCACAATGTCTGATGCCGGGCCTCTCTTTCCAGCGTATCCAGTGCAGCGGAACGAACATTAAACGGAACTACGTCGATATCCACTCTCGGTATCTCTTTATACACATCTTTTTTCGTTCTGCGAATCATGACGCCGCTATCGATCAGCTTATTATGCAGCTCTATCGTATTGGCGCTTCTCGATTCACTCGAAAATGCGCCGGATGCTCCCCCGCAATACCGCTGCTGAAACAGAAAGTATGATCGAAACAAGTTTGGATTCACAAGTTTCACAATATGCCATATGTCGGCAGTGCGATCCGTCAAGGGGGTACCGCTTAAGCATATGCACGATTTAACGTGCGGAACAAGCATATCCGCAGCAGCAGAACATCTCACAGGTGCAGACGGTATGCTTACTTTCTTGATCCGATGCGCTTCGTCGTACACAACCATATCCCACTTCAGTTTACAAAACAGGTCTATCCAATAATCATATATGTTATAGTTTATGATTACATAGTTGGCGTGTTTTACACTCAGGCAGTCACCATATTCAAACTTCTGCCCTTCGCACACATACATGATTCCGGGCTTCGTTACCCATTTTTCAATATACCGTTTCCACTGATACTTAATCGCGGCTGGACACACGATAAGCACTTTCGTTGCATCGGATGCAACGATGCACCCCAGCGCCGTGGGGGTCTTCCCCAATCCCATACTATCCGCGTCTAAAATATTCCAATTGTGATTCTTAGCCTGTAAAAGCGCCTGATACTGATATGGATACAGCGGAATGCGCAATCTGCCGCCTAAAGTAAGAACATCGGAACAGTCATAATTCCTGCGTAATAAAGCATTTATGCTTTTATCGGAAGCCGGAACCCGATAATTCTTACCGTCTCTTTGGTAATATAGATAATCGTTTTTACTTGAAACTTTCATGCAACTCAGGATTCACTTTGTTTAATGTTATCGCGTAAATTCTGTACAATTCTTTCCCTGATTCCTTACTGTACAGTTTACAGAATCTGTTACGCATACAGATGCCGACGCTTACAGGGATAATATCGATCCTCTTGCCGTTTGACTTCAAATAACATTTCGAAAACTGTTCCTGCAACTTGTCACACATTACAATCCTGTCAGTGAAGATGCCAACGATTACACATGTGTGCGTGTCAATGACGCCGATGACTTCATACACAGTCTGCATGGTTACTCCTAGGTCTATTGCGCCGGTTTTAACTAATGTAGCATTCACGCGCCACAGTTTCAAGCCCTATTGCGCATTAATTTTTAACTTTTATTTGTAATTTTTACTGTATCATGGTATATTGAAACAAAAAGGAGATTCCAGATGGCTTTTAAACTTAAAAATCAAATTGAACGCAGAGAAAATACAGGTGAAAAAGTAATCGATACAAATGCCGATGCACTTGACTGCCTCCCTGCCTGCCTTGACGATAAGGATGCCGATCCCGCAATCCCAATTGCGGATAAACGTGTTGAAGATTTTCTTAACTGGATTGTGGATGCCGACGCACATACCACGGAAGAGTATTATGCAGCATACCGCGAGTACATGACGCCAATCACCGGAATCCGTCACATCGACATCAACAACATGCGCCGCATGATGATGAAACAGAGGATAAGAGAACGGATTAAATTTCTCAGAGCCGCAGAATGGGAAATCAACAAGCCGACGATTATAGGTGTCACAAAACGCCTCGAAAACATTATAAATCAGGAAGAAAACAAACCTGCCGATGTGGTTAACGCAATCAATACTCTTGTAAAAGTTGCCAATATCGGTGATGCAAATGCCGATGCACATACCGGAGGAAAGATCACGGTAGTTTTCAACATGCAGGAAAAACCAAAAGATGTGATTATAAATGCCGATGCACATGACTAAATTTTACCGTCTAAATTGATTTGCATTGGTGGTTGACTATACGCCTGGTAAATCGAGAGTAGATGGGCGATCTTGTGATAACGTCTGCGAAGCATAGATGCCGACGATTGCATATCCATACTTACAAATTGTGCTACAAAATCATCGACGTCTATACCGCTTGCAATCGCTTTTACAATCTCTTCTTCGATTGGATGATACAATACTGTACTATCATCGATTGGATTGCGCGGGGTGTGAGACTTGATGAATATTTTAGCACAAAGGTACTCTGATAATTTAATCTGTTCATCGATTGCAGAACTGCGCATTAGTGCCGTAAACGCCGCTACATTCTTGACCGCGTTTATACTGTTCTGTAACTGCTCGTTTGTCATGCCCGTTAAACACCTTTAGTTTAGCCTTATGGGACGACTTAGCGGCTAACCCTGTAAACTATATGGGAACACACTAAGTCGTACCAGAAGCGGCTCCGCGCCTTATTCTACGAATACAGTATATATTCGATAATTCTGTCATAGTCTACGTAGTTTCTTATCGCTTTTTCATTGTAACTTACTACATCCCCATGCTCGATTACAACGTATGGCATAACGGAATCAAATTCCCATAATGCCGAATTACGCTTTACCCGTAGATGCTCCGATACAACATCATTAACATGGCTAAAGTCGTTATCGTCATCCATGCAGTATATGCGATTACCTCCAGCCATATTATGGAGCCTGACAAGCGTATCGATGGGTAAAGTTTTCAACTCATAGACTGTCATTTAAAATCCTCCTTTGTACGATGCGTATATCCGTGTACGTGCTCTTATATTTTAATCCATTATACACAGAGTACATAAATTTTCTATCGCTATGATGCGTGCAATCTTGCCATACACCATTGCTCTTCACCTGGATAACATAGCAATAACGGTACTTATTACATTTTCGAATAGTTTTACTCATTATTTATTCAACCTCCGAATAAAACAGATGAGTACCGGAAAATTCATACCCCTTAAACTTAACAACATTCGGAAACAATACTTTTACTCTGAAAGCCGTAAACTGATAATTGAATCTGATAGAACTTTCAAGGATATCGCCTTTAAATGTGCGATATGTTGCATCAAAGTAAACACCGAATGATTCTAACTCTTTACTCTTTACGGATACCCATACAGCGACAATCCCATAATTTTTAATATTGTAAAAGCATCTAATGGTAACACTAGGCAATATTTGGCGGACGTAGCCCTCTGCCGCAAGCGTATAGGGAACTTTCAATTTTTTACAATAAAGGTTATTTGAATTGTATTTGCTGTATTTATCCATATCTATGCAGCAGCGCGGATATACCGATGCGCAGCCGTCTTTTACCAGGCAAATTGGGAGCAAATCAGTAACCTTATTCAAAGTATCGATAATCTTATTGACATCATCACAATAAAAATGCACAACGCCCATCACGTTCTTATTCATTTTTTCAGGTGAGTAGAAGAAGAACTCGAACTCTTCAAACACATCATGAAGTCCATTAAGCACAGTTTCAGTTTCTTTGAGTTCGGCAAGTTCAGATTCGTATTTGTTTACAACTTCATTTTTCTTGACATCAATATTGAATTTCATTGCTTGTTTCCTTATGTTTGATTACCAAATTACACAAATGATTACAGTAGCCCAAAACGCAATCGGAATGGAGGCATATTTAAGCCAGTACAAGATGGTTTTCATTTTATCCCTAACTAAGGTTATCATTAATCCATTTAAGAGCGCACTTGATGGCTTCGACTTTATCCCTACAACGGACGATATCAACGTCGTACATCGTAAAAACGTACATACCATTGTCATGATTATACTTAATCAAAGCATTGGCAAGCCACAATTTGCTAACTTTAACCATAGAATCTTTATACTTCATACTTAATCACCTTTATTAGTATTGAGTTTACATTCAAATTCATTTACAAAAGCTTTAAAATAAATACGACCAAGTACACAAGGCCCGCAATGGCCAAAAGTCCAAAACGTCCTTACCGTCTTGCCGATGTACACAAGCTTATCCAAGCTAACAGATTTAAAACGTCCTCCAGATAATGCCACATCGCCATTGCACATTACGAATGCGGAGGGTGATTCGCAAATCGTAACTTTATTACCGATTTCATCGATCATGGCATGATGGTAATAAGTACCATTCTCATTTGTAAATCGTACACTATCACCAGCCACGGCCTTTCCGATGATATAACGATCGCGTTCCATATATTTAATCACTAGGTTTACAATCCTTACGTCATCGTCATTGATTTCCGTAACGATGCCATGCGGTTGAAAGTTAGGATTAAGAACTTTCAACGATTCGAGCGTATACACATCATTTTCCATTTGTACTCTTCCTTTATTCTGTAACAATTGCGGCGGCGATTACCGCCGCCCAAAAGCCAACGGCGCGATTGAATATTTTAACCGATGGGCTCCGCTACTTCAATTTCGACGGAATACGACCCTCCAAAGTAAGTTATACCGATAATTCTAATATGCCGCCAATAACGGGAATGAATTTTGATTTTATCATCAATTTCGGTGAACGACCTCATCCCATGAAGTACTTGCTTTCTCATGCTTCATCTCCTCCAATCAGTGCTGAATACAGCTCCCTGATATTCTGCATTGGGATTTTATGACATCCGATCCGAACATATGCGGCCGTCATCTCCTGAAGGGTGTACGGCCCGATGTGCTGCCCTACTTTAACCCGCCCGGCTTTCCATGCTTTCAGCAGCGCCCGGACGGTATCCCCCTCCATATAAATCCCTTGCGTCGTAATCACACCATCTCCAGACAACTCTGGGACGACGTAAGACAAGGAATTGTCCGGATTGAATATGTTGCATAAAATCACCCTGGTTTCATAAGGTACTTCAGGCCGAAAGTACCCCCAGTATGCAATCCGTATCTTGTCTAAATACGACACATCGCTAAACTGTTTCAGAAATTCAGCGTGTTTCCGCTTTTCCGCTGCGGCCTTACGTTTCGCCGCGGCTTCTCTTTTCGCCGTCAATCCGGAAATTAGTTCATTGCGCTTTTTGCGGTCTTCCGTTTCGTTGGCAATCGCGGCCAATTCTTCAATTTTCTGCATTACTGTCTTGGCCGGGCGCTTCGGTGCTACGAGCTCTAAAAAGCTGGAGAAATCACCGTAAACCCGGATGAAATTGCGGCGGCTTTCGGCGTATTTCAGGCGGTCGACTTCCCAATTGGAAAGCCGGTCGATGAATCGATGTAACAAGTCGTCGATGCAATATTCGCGCTTGTACCATACATCCCCCCATGTGAACCGCACGCGAATAATATGGCTGCTCGGATACGGACACGCGGCCCGCAATGCGCTTATGTGTTCGCCTGTGGTACGGCTGAAAGAGCTATCCGCTATCAGTAATACCGGGCGGCCATCTTTTCCCGGCGTTTTGACGCCGATTGTTGTCCGGTATGATTTGAACTCCCATCCATCGAAACTTGTGTTGGATTTGGCGCGGCCGCTTTCGGATTCGACAGCATAGAAAAATCTGTGAAAAATTGCGCGATCGAGTTTCATTTTAACCCTCCTTGTTGGCTGTTTTTGTGTTACAGTATATAATATAACCTGATATTAACTTATTGCAAGGGGAAAAACGAAAAATTTTGCGAAAATTTACGATAATTTGTGTTTGTTGTTGAATTTCAACAACTTACGTAGAATGTTTCTAACGGATAAGTAAATTTTCGTCTTTATGAGCGGAATTTCGCAATGGACACGCGGTTGTAAAGGGTTTGTTTTGTAGACGTTGACGGTAAACGGAATTTCACCGCCCGAATGCGTAAGGATGCCGGTTATGTTGAAACGGGATGGGTGTTCCGTTATGCGGTATTTTACGATATCGAGAACCTTTATTGATCGGAATGTAGTATTGATTTCGTGATGTTGCGGCGGGCGGCACACATCAAAACGGATATTATGATTGACTGTTTTATGGCGGTTTTTGCGAAATCGCCTGTTTGACGCGTATATGAAATACTCTTGATTGTCGGAAGGAAGGATAGTAGCTGAATAGTTGTTTTTCGTGAAATAGTCTTGGATGTCGGAAACGGAAACTTGATCCGGTACAGCCGTATCAGAAAAGCGGTAAGCAGATACCGTTTGCGGCGCGGCATAACCGGGTATTTGTACACATGTATCGGTTACGTATACAAGGCCGAATGTTTGAAGAGCACAAGTAAGAAAAGTTTGCGTTACAGGTTGAGTTTTCATGGCCGCTCTGTATTTGGGTTGATTTTTCGGGCAAAACTAATGTAGCATGGGTTACGGGAAATTGCAAATAAACGCATTAACTTTTAACCTAAAGGAAGAAGGGAAGAAGGGAGGAAAAGGGGGGACTATAGGGGGGATAAGAAGGGATGATGGGCAAAAGAATAAAATAACAGACAAATTTCATTTGGGTGTTATTTTTATTAGACCGCCCATAGTCCCCCCTTATAGCCCCTTAATTATTTTATAACTCTTTTTGATAGTCCGGACAGTATTTTTATTGCTTTCAATAAATTTTTATTTTTCCCTCAGAAAAATTAAAAATAAAAATTTGTTAAAGTAATAAAAAGTTTTAAAATAAAAAGTAAAATTTTTAATTTTACCGGATGAAAGATAATAATAAGATAGGGGGTAAAGGGGGAAAGAGAAGAAGAAGAAAACAATCGAGTAAAACCATATGAAAGACTTCATGTTGTCCGCTTATTCGGCCTTGCGGCCTCATCACGGACAACATTCAGTCAAAGTATGTATTTACTCCGCTTAAAATTCGTTATCGTTATCGCTCCCATTCCCATTCCCGCTTCAATCAGGATCAATGTTATATCCTCCGCTAACTCGAAAATTCGCGTCCTTGCGGCCGCTCTTTTCGAGTATGGTTAGAATGCCGCAAAATTGAGCGCAAATGGCCTTCTCGCTTCGCTCGTCGGCCCGGGCGCATAATTTACCGGCAATATGCTAAGTCGCGTCAGAGAGCCGTTTCCGTTGAAAATTAAGGGTTGTTAGCCCGCGCGCCCCCTGTAAATCAATTTACTTTACAAACGGCAAGTTCCTTCCGTCCGGGAAACCAATCCGATAATCAATACAGATCGTTTACGGCGTTGATGAGCGTTTTGTGCTATTACCGTTAACTTTATGCAAAGGCAGTTGAGGCGGAATCCGCCTCAACGTACCTGGCCGGATGAGCGATTTGTGCTATTATGGAAGCTATAATCAGGCGGTATCCGTAACCATTCGTGGCATCCATAACCGGGGCGGCGTGACGTAATCGGGACGTAATCTTTATGTGGCGGCATCCATAGTCAGACGGGGCGGGTGATTGTTTTGTGCTATTGCGCGTGCCGTTTTGTGCTATTTTGGTACCATAAATACTTTGTAAAGTTAATTTATAAAGTACCTTTATTAACTTAGAAACATGTTTCTGAGCGGACTCGGGCCGGGGATGTACTCTAGCCTAGACGCGTCGTAATGCGATCGGGGCCGGGACGTAACGTAACGCTATCGGGGCCGGGACGTAACGTAACGCTATCGGGGCCGGGACGTAACGTAA